CAAAGTCTGGTAGGCGAAAGTCTTGCACTCTTTCCAATTCAAGCCAAAACTTTCCAGAGTTTCTTTTGATATTCTGTTTTCCTTCATCTTTTCTTTCAGTCGCATAAACCAGTGGTCACGCTCCCAGATGAAGTTTTCCTTCTGTGTTTCATCCTCGAAACCGCGAGAGAGTTTTCTTTGCAGTTCCTCAAGATCGAACTTTGCAAACTTACAAACTCTTTCGACCAGAGGAATAGCAAGAAAGTAGTCCAGCGCAACTTTATTGCCGTACTCTGTCAGCTTGTTACGCGCATCATTGGCAAAGATTGCCTGACGTTCTTTTGTCGTACTCAAACTTTGCCAGTAAAGTCTTTCTTTCATCTTGATAAAGTTTCCAAACTCTGTGTAAGGAATCTTTTGCGAAAGTGCTTCCTGCTCCCATTGCAACATGAGAGCGGAAGGAATTTGTCTTGTTTTATCCATAAGCCAAAACTTTTAATTGTTCAACACTAAACGAGCAAACAAGCTCGATCATCTTTTCTTCGCCAAACATTTGGCGCAAAGTCTCTGAAATCTCAAATAACATCTTGATTGAATTTTATTGTAAAACATTGAAGCGGCAAAGTTGTCTTTCAAACTCCACCGCCAGATTATCCAGGCGGTCGGGAAAGTTTGCCGAAACAAACCTCCTCAACCGTCCAGAACCAAATGATAAAATTCAATTATGGACTTTTCTTTGTACCTCGTACAATAGACTTTGCGCTTTCCGTTTCGGTCGCAAACTCAAACTTTGTAAACTTGAAGTAATGTTTGTTTCCTTTGCAGATGTTCAACGCGTGAACTGTTGCAGACGCTTGCCGGACTCTAACCGCATAACGTTTCGCAAACAATAACGGGCAAAAGTTTCTCACAACCTTGCAGCCGTGAATAACTTTGCCACACTTCAAACCTTTTGTTTGAGGAGGTTTAATCATGTGAAAGAACGTGTAAAAGTTTGCGCCTCAAGTCTCATGTTTCAGAAACTCAAGGCGCAAAACTTTTGTTTGTGGACGTAAACGAGTCGAACGTTTAACAACCAGATGAAAACTTTTGTTTGTTGTTCTGGTCTGGTCGTTTTCCAAATAGCCCAAACTTTTGCACACTCAAAAATAAAAGCATGAAAAAAGCGGAGGCAAATCTTTTTAAGACCCGCCTCCGCTTTGCGCGTGGTGTAACTTTCAAAGTTACTTTGTTTCCTCAACTTCTGCAAAAACTTTCGTTACTTGTTCCGTTACTTGTTCCAGACTGAAGCCGTTTTCCTTTGCCTTCTTTGCTGCTTCGAAAACGTATGTTAAAATACGTTTGTAGTCGCTTATCTGGTTAAGGAGTCGCTTTGCTGCATCTTGTTTGCTCTGTTGGTATCTTATAGCAAGTAAAACGTTTGCCGTTGTTACTTCTCTATATTCGACAAACAGAGAAACGGAAAACTTTTTGCCGTTCTCAACCTTCGAAAGTGTTGCATCTTCGTAACGGTCGTTTCCTTCTTTGTCCTTGCATTGATTTGCGCGGTAAATCATTACGCGGCCGTTGTCGATATAGTTTGCCTCGTTGAGTTCTGAAACTTTGCAAACAGTTAAAACCTTTTTGTAAAGTGTTTCGTTTTCCTTCAATTTAGCGACAACTTCAGAAAATGAAAGGTTTTGCGCTGCATTTATTTCGCTTTCGTGTGAGGCTAAAAATTCGCGCTTTGCCGTTTCAATTGCCTTCGCTTTTGCATCTTCTGAAAGAATACCAGACGAAACAAGCGGGGCAAGACTTGCCTCCAGTGTTGAGGAGTCAAACTTGACGGGGCAAAAGTAGTCGTTTAACTCAACGCTAAAAAGTTGGTTTTTATCTACCTTTTCGGCCTCTTGTTCTTTTTGTGCTTCATCTACAAGCGTAAACTTTGCACTTACTTTGCCCTTCGTTGTGGTTGCGTCTTGCACTTCAATTTCTGGGAGGTTGACGTTTGCCACGGTTGCAACGTTGTTACTATCATTCGCAACAGTTGCGTTTTTTCTTGTCTTGTTCATAATTGCTTTTATTTAGAAGTGGTACATAATTTCAAAGAGACAAACCGCTTTTAACGGTCTGGAGGTACGCTTACCTCCTTAAATCTGTTGCAAAGATAGTGGTTTTATCTGAAACGTGCAAATAAATCAAAGATTATTTTCAAAAAATCTTTGATTTCATGCAAAATTTTCGTGTTTCTTGACAAAATAAGCGGTTTTTGCACGTTTTTTAAGTCGTTTTTGTGTTTTATGTGCTCAGATATTTAGATAATTCCTTTTTGATGAAACGAAATAAAAAAAGATGTGCTTTTCCGTTACTCGTCGTTACTTCGTTGGTGTGTCTGGTCGTGTTTTGTCGTTTTTCGCTTTCGTTGGATCTGAAACAAAAAAGCAATTTTTGTTTTTATGTGTGGATCTGGTTTTTTGTGTGGTCGTGTGTATTCATGTTATTATATATATTATTGTGTGTTCGTTTGGTGTGTCTGTAATTATCCAGAACGGCAAAATAAAAGCATCTTAAACGAGTCTTTGGCGGTGTGTGTGGTTGTTTCTGGTGTGTTGTTTGGCGGTGTGTTACATTATATTTATAATGTGGCCTTTTTTCGTGTGTTGTCGTTGTCGTATTTAGACGGGCACACCCCCTTTTAACGAGATTGGGGACCCGTACTGACCTTTCGCCGAGATTTTTCAATTTTTGATTTTGATTTTTTCGATTTTTGATGCGTAGAATTGCGTATTTCGGCATTGCATTGATGTCGTGAAACGCTGATAAACAGAGGGCTTTCGGCATTTAATGTACCAAAACATGAATTTTGACATTTTTGAGTCAAAACTATGTTAAATTCGTGTTAAATCGAGTCTGGAATGGCATTGTGATGTACGAAAATCGTGTATGAATGAACCAAAATGGTAATGTTTTCTTGATTCAGTTCGATTTTGGTTCATCGCGTGAAACGCCTGTAAATAAAGGCTTACCTTTGCAGCGTGATGTACCAAATGAACCAAATGAACAAAAATATATATATTAGTAATTTTAATTTTTATATTTATTGTTTTATGTGTACGTATAGGTGCATTGCCGAAAATTGGCACGAAGAATGAGCGATAAAGCAGGACATAGTAGAGCGAAGTCAGGTCAGGAGAAGATGGCATTGATAGACGAGTTGAGCGGCGTTATATACAGGTCGCTTGACATGAAGTTGCTGCGTGGTGCTTATCAGCAGGCTCGTTTTGGTGATCGTGTCTATGGCTATCAGGAAGTTGTGTTGAGTGCCTGTGCCGAATGCTTTCGTGCGTACATGGGCGATGTCTATTACTTCAATGGTCGGATATGGTGTCCTTTGTCGGACATTGTATTGGAGAATGCTTTGAACAAGGCCATGGTAAAGGGTGGTGTTCCGAAGAGTGACCTGATAAATTCCCGTTCCAAGTTGATGTATAGTGCGCGTGGTGGTGCTTCGATGTCGCCGTTGGAGTTGTCTGCGAGTGTGATAGGCTTCAAGAACGGCGTGTGGGATTTCAGTGACATTGAGAATCCCGTTTACCATTCGTTTGAAGACCGAATGCCAATCATCAGCATATTGCCCTACGACTACGACCCGTCGGCAGGTTGTCCGAAGTGGCTGTCATTCCTTCAGTCGATATTGCCGAAAGGTGAGATAATGAAGTTGCAGAAGTATCTCGGTCTTGGTTGTGTTGACCGAAAAGGCATGACCCACAAGATAGAAGAGACGCTATGGCTCATCGGCAACGGCGCAAACGGGAAGAGTACGATATTTGACGTTGTTCGCGGTGTCTTTGGTGCTGATAACATGTCGTACATGGGTCTTGACACGTTGATTAGCGGCTCTCCAGAGGTTCGTGCGAGGTTTGTCGGTTCTATCGTCGGCAAGATATTCAACTATTGCAGTGAGGTACAGGCAGACGATATATCGAAGTATTCTGACACGTTCAAGGCATTATGCAGCGGTGAGCCTCAGACGGTGCGGAAACTTGGTCACAATCCCGAAACCGCCTACGACATACCTTTCCTGGTGTTCAACATGAACCACAAGCCAGTTAATAAGAAGATGGATCAAGCATTGATACGTCGCTTGCTCTTCATTCCTTTCAAGACCACCGTGAGTGCCGCCGACATGAACAGGGAGTTGAGTACCGAGCTTATGCGCGAGTTGTCCGGCATCCGTAACTGGATGATTGAGGGCTACAAGATGCTGGTTCGTGACGGCTATCAGTTCAATACGACGAAGGCTGGTGATGATGAAATGACCAACTACATGCTGGAGAACGGTCAGACCGTGCAGGTGTTCTTGACGAAGAAGTGCTACAACTGCAACCGTCGGTCAGGACATTGGGAAGACAAGGTGCAGTGGGTCTCTGCGAGTGCCATCTACGAAGATTACGTGTCATTCTGCGAGAAATGGCTACAGGAGCCATTGAACCAACGTGCCTTTGGCGGTGAAATGTCGCGTTTGGGCTGGCATGAGAGCAACGGCAATCGCAAGCGTACAGGTTCGGGCTACGTCTATGGCATATTCAGTGAAACAAAAATAGATTACGCATTGAAAGTATGAATGAGTTTATAGAAGTTACTTCGATATATGACGGCAAGAAGGCATTGATTCGTGCCGCGTGCATAGAGGCAGTCATTGACGATGCCGCAGTCTGTGATGACTTTGCAGGTCGTCGATGTGTCCCCAAGCCTGATTGCAGAACCATCAAGTTCTCTGGTACGGTCTTCGAGGCCATGGAGAGTTTGGACGAGATAAGCAACATGATATACCAAGCAGAACTATAAGATGAAAACAGGAAATGAAATGACCCACGAAGAGTTCAAGGACTTTCTGAAGTCTTATGAAAACCTCTTCAAGCACCAAACAGAAGCATTGTCGCGCTTTGAGCGAGACGAAAACTTGCTCACGATTCCATTCTGCATCAGCTATGAGCAGTTGTTGGAAGACAGGCTGCGTTATTGCCGGACGTGCAGTGAATACTACCGTGCCATGGTCGAGAAGAGTTTCTGGTTTATGAAGCGGTTGGTACTGCGTCGTGCGTTGGAGTTTGAGGGCATCCATTATCAGACATTGGGTAGGCTCATGCAGGTAAGGTTATACAGGAAGTTGCGTTATGGCGAAGGCAAGGGGTACACAGACTAATGTGGAGCAGCATGTATGCCGTGAGTGCGCTAATGTCACCATTGAGACGAAGTTTAACACCTTATCGTTGAAAGGTGAGCCGACACTTGGCAGATGTCCGTACTATACAGATGGAAGATATTGCGTATTGCTATCACAGAAAAGTTGCGAACATTTCAAAACAAGATAAAAGTATGAATTTGAACGAAAAGAAGATTTTGTTTGCCGACTTAGACGGCACGTTGATCACCACGGCGAGCGGTAAGACGTTTGCCGAGGATTGTACGGATTTTCGTCTGAAGAAAGATGTTCTTGACAAGATCAGAGACATCAAGAGTATTGAAGCCATTGCCATTGTGAGTAATCAGGGTGGCATACCAAAGCATTACTCAATGTCAGATTTCCTGGTAAAGATTGGGGCGATAAGTCATTTTATTCAGAGATATTGCCATAAGGTTGTGACTTTTGAGTTTTGCACATCGGAAGATTCTTTATCTAAGCGTAAGCCCAACACAGGTATGCTTGAAGATGCCTTAAAATACCGTCCGTTAGATGGCTTTTTCAATAGTGTTGAGAAGTCTGAAATGCTGATGATTGGCGATGCAAGCGGTAAGCCCGGGCAGTTCTCTGACTCAGACAAGAAATGTGCCGAGAACTTTGGCATTGACTACCTCGATGTAGAGGATTTCCTTGCTATTTCTTGCTAATTCTTTCAAGAGTTGCAAGAATTGAAAAGAACTGAAAAGAAACTTTATTCACAAAAACTTTTATATATATGAAGTACAGAAAGAAACCAGTCATTATTGACGCAATTCAAGTGAGTGCAAGTAATTTCGACCGCATCTGTGATTTCATGGGATGCACGCCGGAGCAGTATCTTAACCCCATGGCCGACATAGACGAGTTCGGTGACAGCCGTGATCCCTATCTTGGTGTCTATATTGAAACATTGGAAGGCAAAATGCTTGCCAACATAGGCGACATGATCATCAAGGGTGTCAACGGCGAGTTCTATCCTTGCAAGCCTGACATCTTTGCCAAGACTTACGAGAAAGTAGAAGAGTAAATTATTTCACATAAAACTTTTAGAATTATGGATTTTGGAAAAGCAATTATCGCTCTGAAACAGGGCAGAGCCATCCAGAGAAAAGGATGGAATGGCAAGGGGCTGTTTGTTGTCAAACAGATTCCTGCAAGTATTAACGCTGACATCATCCCGAAGATGCAGTCACTCCCGCAGTCCGCGAAAGACATTCTGATGTCACGCGAGAACCCGCACATTGACTACACCAATCAGATGCTCATTGTGAATCCCGATGGACGGGCAGACTCCTGGGTTCCGTCTTCATCGGATATTTTCGCAGAAGACTGGTGCATCATCGGCGAGGAAGAAACTTTCCTTACCCGTCTGAAGGCAGAAGCGGCAGAACTGTACTTTCGGCATGAGAAACTTGGTGAGTTTATCGGCTCGGAAAAGTTCGCCGCTGTTTCAGATGTTCAGCAGTCTCTCTTGAAGAAACAATACGATGCCATGACCGAGTATGGAAAGATACTCGACGAGCGCATTGTTGACCTCGAAAAAGCGTAGAAACCACATTGTTTTACTAAACACATTGTGAATTATGAAAAAATTTATCTTTATGAGTTTGCTGACGCTGGTATGCGTTGCACTCACGGGGTGTTCCTCCTGTCATTCCGACAAAGCAAAGCAGGAAACGAAAGACGTTGTGTATCACGATTACGACGGCGTGGTGCAGGACTTTACCGCAGGTGTGAGCCAGATTCAGGCGTTGCACAGGCAGAAGATGTACGGGCTGCTACAAGATCTGAATGCTAAGGGGTATGACACTCCCTTCGGCTATCTGTGGCGCAACAGCCGTGTTGTCTTCAACGACACCGTGACCTCCGCGAACATCGACGAGGTAAAGGTGGTAGCGGTGAACGACGTGTTCTACTACTGGATTGAAAACGGCGACCGCCGTGGGCCTTGGGTGCAATACATCAACGACCATGTAGCACTTGGTTCGCAGGTTCCTGAGCCTATCAACGACATCTGGATTGAGGACGATAACCTAAGCGAAACTCCGATAAAACTGACTGCCGAGGATGCGCTGCAACGTCTGAAGGAGGTGAATTGTCCTATTCCTCCAGCCAAGAGTATGACGCTTCGACTGCCGATTGGTCCTTGTGCCTGCAATGCGCAGTGGGTTATTGGCGACGTGTATGACGTGCTGTTCATTGATGCCGTCACAGGCGATGTCAGCAATTGGAATCCCGCATTTAATCCGCAGAAAGACGCAAAGGGCGGTGATTTCGGTAAACCTCTTGGCGAATGGCCTTAAAAGCCATTAACTCAATTCCGTTTTATTCATTAAAAAGCAGATTACAATTATGGGAAAGATACAAGTAGGGCAGAAAAGCCCAAAGACCATTGACATGGGTGGTTTCACCGTGTTACCGAATGACGTTTCCGGTGGTGCTCCGGCAAAGCCTCAGCCTACCGAGAACAAGAACGGCGTGACAGCAGAGGAAAAGGCAAAGCAGATTGAAGAGATCATGCAGTTGCCGCAGGAGCAGATTGTTCCTGAACTGCGTAAGCGTGGTTTCAACGAGATTGCCGATGTTACCGAGGCTCAGATGAAACAAGAGAAGGAGAAAGCCGAGAAACAGGCAGAATCCCGTGCAAAGCGTCTTGCTGAAATCAAGGCCATGGACGAAGCCGAGCAACTTCCGTTGCTACTCGAAGAGGGCTTTAACGAAGAGGCAAAAGAACTTTCCGAGAAACTTGCAGGTCTCAATGGCGAAACCGCCGACAACGCTGACACCAACGACGAAGGTCAGGGTGAAGGTGATAGCGACCAGGGCGACGATGCCGATAACCAGGTCCAGCAAGAAACGGGTGAAACTCCTTCCGCTGAAACTTCTGGCGACGGCGAAACTGCCAAGAAAGAGAACAAAGAAAAGTCTGCGCCAAAACGTGGTAGCGGAAAAAGTAAGTAAAACGCAATTCGTGTTCGAGTATGAGCAAATTAAAGAAGCTTAGAAATAAGTTTGCCGCGTTCGCAAGCCAGTTGACTCCTGATGAATGTCGGGAGCGGCTGGTTCTTGCGTACCTTCAGATGGAGAAGTGTTTGCAGGTATTGCGCGGCGATGACGTAGAACCCGTTGCCATGATGGATAACGGCGAAAGTTCTGACTTGGAACTTTTCTACAGGTGCAAGAAAGTCCGTGAGGAACTGGACTATCTCAATCAGGCAGAAAAGAAGTCCAAAGGTAAGAGCATCACCATTGGTGTTGACGTTGACTGTTCAGATGCAATCAAACACTTCAAAGAGCTCAAGAAAGAGTTTGAGAATTTGCAGATTGGAGCGAAGAATGACATCAAGAACAACATCAAGCCTCGTCAAGAGGTGTATGTGATGAAAGTTGACTTGGAGAAATACTTTGAGCCAATTCAGTTTGACACCGCTGAAAGCCTGTCAATGCTTGCATTCCACAAACTTATGCTTGATTACTTTTCGCTGATTGATTCCAGACCAAAAGATTTTTACCTCCTAAAACGCGAGAGCCATGAGTGAGAAAAATGCGAAAGTAGTTTCGATGGCATCGAAAGAGACGAAAGAAGATGCCGTAGTAGGTATTCCTTCTGGGCGACCCGCAAGGATGGGAAACTTCCGTCTTTGGAAGACTCTCACGGTTGTTGGTAAGGGCAAGGCCAAGACCAACGTGGAGTGCATCAATGTGAGCGATCTTGACGGCACATGGCTTGTGCGTATTCCCCAGACCTACGAAATGTTTGGCATGTTGACCGTTGCTTACCAATGGTCGCAGAGCGAGGACATGGAAGAGCGCAGACGTGGCAATGGATTTATCCGTACCGCCATATCAAACATGTTCTATGTGTCGAGTGTGTGCAATGGTTTCTTCCATCACGGCATAGAAATGGTTGCGGCAGCATACGCCAATCCCACTCTGTTGCAGGACACCAAAGAAGGACAGAGTTTCATGGCAGACGCGAAAGACTCCATTGAGCGTTTCCTTGTTTGGCGCAAGGAATACGAAAAGCATGTCAAGGAAAACGAGCCTACCGAGCAAGACCTCCATCAGGAAGATATTGCAGAGGAGGCAATGGAAATCCTCAACGGTGACAGTGAAAAGTAAAAAGGCACCGAAATTGGTGCCTTTAGAACGTTACGGAAAAGTGGTCAAATTCGACCACTTTTTCTTATTGTGGCGAAATCGCCATAATTACTCTTCTGCATCCATGGCCGCCTGAATGATTTTGTGTGAAATGTTCATAATTCTTCCCATTTCCACAGGTCGTACCTCTTTCAGTTTGTTTTCCTTCAGATATTCGTTGTATGCGTAGAGTAGCGGGCATTGGTTGCACTTCAAGGGGAAGACGAAGTTGATTGTGTCTGTTTCGTCTTCAGTACCTTGCTCGTTCTTTGCTTTGATTTCGTTGTACTTTGCGAATAGGTCAGCCCGTTCTTTTGAGCCTACTGGCTGTTGCTTTGCCGATCGCAGAATTTCCTTCATCACCTCTTCCGTGCTTACCAGTTCCACCTCTTCAAGTTGTACGGGTGCTGCCACTCCGTCCTTTACTCTGGAGCGTCTGGAATCAAAGAGTTTCTTGAACTTCGCACTATCCAAGATGTTGCTGCGTATGCTGTTGTTCTGTTGTACCGATAAAGCCGCATTCTCTGGGTACGCGATGGTATAGGCATCGTTTTCAGAGTAGCCGACCGCCATGAGGTCTGCCATGACAAGATATTGTACTGTGACGTTCAATTTCTTCGCTTCTGTCTGTTTTTGCTTAGATAATTCCATAATTTAATGCGATTTTGATAAATTTCTTTGATTTTTCTTGGTTGGTTCAGATATTCTTTATACTTTTGCAGTGCGATGGAGTGGAAGCCTTCGGGAAGTGCCGTCTGTCGCTCCAGCATATCATCATTGATGGTATGCTTTTATTTTTCTACTTTCCTCAATTATGAATATGATTTCTGTGAATTTATGCCATTGCTGTGGATTAGACTTCTCCAATCCGGCAAAACCCCTAACGGCACTTTCCATTTTTCCTATTGGTGTTCCACTGGGAATATGAACAACAGCAACTTCTACATCTGGTTTAGAAGCGCAATGACTTATTGCATGAACAAGGTTGTTGTGACTACCCGTAGTAGCCGATGCAATCTCCATTTTCATACCGTCCCACGAACCTTCTGTGTTCTTGACGTTTTGCAAATCATGGCGTTCACGCTCCAATATGACGCTATGCCCTTGCTCAAAACCTATTTGCTGAACAACTTTCTCACTGTTTCCTGTCTTCTTATCAAAGTTGTGGTCAAGATGAGTTGCTTTAAGTCCACCGTTTTGCGGGTTGTATTCAACATCGGTGTAGTCTGGGTCTTGCTGATACCTTTCGTATTCTTCACGTCGGTCTTGAGTTGAAGATGTTGTTTCTTCGACTTTTGTCTCAGCAGGGAATATAGGAATGACATAGCAACAGCAATGTCCGTGATAAGGTGGGTAGCCATCTATGTCTTCCATTTTATGAAATCCGACCATGCTATCACACGTCTCGCATGGATAACTGCTTCCGCGTAGGACATAATAGCCAGCAGCACCATCATCTTCATGCTCCATTGACAGTTCTTTCATCCAAGCCATCAGAAGAGTGAGTTTTGCCATGTTGGTAACGTTGGTGCTACCATTGTTTGAGATACCGACGGCACCTTTCTGAATACCCTTATTGCGAATGTATGTCGCATTGAAATCTTCGGCATGGTCGAATGTCGCCCTAACCTCTGGCATGGTGTAGATGGAATGCAGGTGAGACTTGACCTTCGTGACGGCAGCAGCCATTGCGACATTCGCATAACGCAATGCCGCTATTGCCGTTTCCCAATCTTTCATTGTTTTGTATAGGTAGCCATCGAGCGTACCTTGCAGGTTGCGGTTTCCGCGTCCGAGTAGTGCAATCCATGCAGCGAGGGCTTCTTTTCTTCCAGACGGAGAGCCGTCTGACACGGTGGCTGTTGAGTAGTCGTAGATAAGATCAAGGATTTCCTCTTCCAGATTATCCATGACTTCCGCTATTTCAGCCATCATCTTCTCGTTATACTGACTGTTGATGGAAAACTTTTGCGGGTCAACATTGTACTTATAGCAGATAGTGACGATTTCCTGTGCTGCGTTAGCCAGGCAATCGTCCACTTTCGCCTCCAGCACCCGGGCATATTCCTCACGTCGCAATATAAACTGCTTTCCAGAAGTGATGTCTTCCTGTGTCGGCAGTCTGTATTGCGACGTATCGAGGGATATTTTGATTGTATTACTCATATTGAACTTCTTTCAAAAGCTGGAACACCGCTTTGCACACTACTTAATGGGTTGCATCCCACTTATCCCACTTTGATTTTGCCTTTCCCGTTGTGGGGTCAATCTCATTGCCATTTTCATCCCAAGACTTTCCAGACTTGTTCTTTCTTCCGCGTGCCGTTGCCACGCTACCTTTCGTGCTTTTCCTTGCCCGTCCTTTCGTCGTGGTTTTATTACCATTTTCGTCGGTAGATGTGGAAGTCGTGGTTTCCTGCGTGTAATCGGCTTCGATTTCTGCAAGAGCCTCAGCCTGTTTGATGGTTATTTCCGACTGCATTTCAAGTTTCTGCTCTGTCAGCAGCAGTTCATGCTCCTGTTCAGCCTTCTTTTCAGCCTGTATGCGCTCCCATTCCTGCGGTGTGGAGTATGGCAATTTTTCGGATGCAGTCTGTTTCGAGAGGAAACCACCAACGACTGCGGTATTGAGGTTTGTGGTCAGTTCAGTAATGTTGAGGTGGATATACGGCTCAATGTAGTGGCGAATGTTGGTGTTGAGGAACGCCAGACGGTTTTCACTCTCTATTCCATATCCCCAAGTGAAAATGTCAATCATCTTGTCAACACAGCCATCGTATTCCTGTGCGTCGGTCATAGCCTTTTCGTAGGCATCGGAATACATGATTTTGAGTGAAACGCCAGGAGTGTCGCCGGACTTCAGTTCTGGTGTCTTCACGGCGAATGACTGTTTGTAGATGTTGTCTTCAAGTTTATCAAGTTCTGCCTTGTAAGCATTGGAGGCATCCTGACGGTTGAGGAAACCGATTTCACCATCCGACGGCAGTACCATGATTTTGGAGGCATAGGACATATCCTTTGTAGTTACTTCCTCGCTGCCTTCCCCCTTGACATACATGATAGGCAGTCCGAAGTCGTGATTGGAGTGTGCGAGGTTCGAGAAAGCAATCTCATAGTTTTCGATTGTCTCTTCCGAGAACGTCCAACACGGCCCGTTTTCGTCACGATGGTATGCTACAGGAATTTCGTCGAAGCCATGCGCCTCCATCCATTCCAGTTTGTAGCCGTCGGTGGAGAAAAGTTTGAAGATAAGTTGCTTTGCTTTCTCCAATAAGTTTTTCGGGTCGCCGTCAGCCACGAAACGATAGTAGTATGTATCATCCCACACGTCGATGTATCGTTTTGTTACGCTTCCATCTTCCGAGTAGTTGCAGTATGTACGCGCAAAAGTGCTAAGTCTTCCTGTACGCAGGTCATAGTGCGGGAAAAGTTTGTCGCCGTTAAGGAAAGACAAAACTTTCCATCCGAACTTTCCTTTGTCGAGGAATCCGACAAAAGAACCATCGCCTGTTGCCTTTACGGACTTTGCCAGTTGATACCATGCCACCTCCATGTTTTTGTTCGCCCATCCATTTCTGAAAGCATTGAACACTTCGCAAGTTTCGTCTGTTACGCTCTTGTCTGAAAGTTCAAACTGAATGTCGTTGCCGCATAGATGTGTGAGGTGTTTAACGAGAATGATCTGTTGGAACGAGAAAGCGTAACGTGGAATCTCCTGAATATACCACTTCCCGTCTTCTTCATTCTGTTGCCAAACATCTGGGAACAATTCTTTGTCGTTAATCAGGTGTCCCGCTGGGTCAAGTTCTCGCAAGAAATCTTCCTGCGTAACTATCTTCCTGTGCAGAGTGTCGTGCGTTATTGGAACTTCTGAAACATTGTTCCAGATGTAACCGTGGTCGTAGTGACCATCGGGTAAAACTCGAGTAAAAGGCTTCTTTGTAAGAATGTCTCTTAACTGCGTCTGTGTTTGTGTGAAGTTTTCAGCCATATCTATTTGTATTTATATGTTACCTTCTTGGTGAGAGTTTTCTAACGCTGCGTATCTTTCCTTTTCCTTGTAGCCATTTCGGAATAACCGCCTGTGTATGCTTTATGTCGAAGATTTCCCGCATGAAGAGAGCCTCAAAGAAGTCTGGCGAGTGTCCGACAATAGCCTTATTCTTCATTTGCTCTTTATGGATGAGACACCATCCTCTGTCTTCTTTTGACATATCCTGTTTCACGCACTTTCTTTCAATCTGAAGTATGTCGTAAAGAGTTTTCGTTTCCTTTCCGATTTTGTATTTTCTCCGAAGAAGAGTTGGCTCAATGCTCCATCCCCCTTGCTGTGTTCTTTCGGCAAACTTATACGCGCACTGCGATTTCTTGTTGTCGTATAGGTATTTGTCTTTCGGGTCAACCGCCTCTTGGTTATTGAACTTTACGGCATTCGGAAACGCCCCTTTCAAAACTTGCCCCATGCCATTCAAGTCGTAAGCGAAATTCTGTTCCAAAACTCCCCATTCCTGTAGTTTTGCTTGCAGAAGGCTTACGGTTGTAAACGGGTCACGGCGACAGACATAGACATCTGCTACATGGTGTCCTATCCAGAACCATGTGACGCAGTTATCACCACCGTCACCAGCCACGTCGCACGTTGCCCGTCGCACGTTGTCGCCAACCATCTGTGCGTTCTGGAAGATTTTGTCAAGATGGTGTGCTTGAATCATATCATCGCCCATCTTTATGATATCCCAGTTTCCGTCAAACTCTCTTGCCCGAATCTCTGGCGGTTGGTTCAACAGCGAAGCAATATACCCGGGGTCATTCTTCAGCAGAGCCTTGTTGTCTTTCAAACTTGCTTTGATGAAAGTTACCGACTTCACGAAGAAAGAAGTCTTAGTGTAGCCGTATTGTTCCCAATCGGGGTCCCAGGCATCATCAATGAGGTCTTTACATTGCTCATAAACTTCTTCTGGAGTATCGCCCCAGATGATATTGTCAACAGAATCATCCGGCATATAGCAGTATCGCACTACGCCGTCACGTTCTGGAATGGCAAAGCCCTTACGTTCTGGATGCGTCTTTCCGTCTGAATATACGGTGTCAACCTTTCCAATCCACCAATCCACAAACTTTCTCAACCACGAAAGCGGGTCGGGGTTACAAGTTCCGAGAATGCGCGAGTGTACTCCCACCGTGTTTCGGTTTGAAGTCATAAGGAACTTGAACATTTCAAACGGCATTTGTGGAAGCTCGTCGATACCGATGTACGCAAACTGTTGTCCGCGAAACTTTGTGTCGAAGTCGGACATTGGCATGTCATAGATGGTAAGACCGAGTTTTGCTCCAGTCTTAAAGTTCCACGTCATATCGTCTTTCGACTTGTTGTATCGGCCAAGGTGGTTGAACCATCGCTTACTTTCGTTGATGATATTCTCGAAATCATCTTTGTTTTTACGAAAGATTATCCCATTAAAATGTTTGTTCTTGATGTCGTACATTGGTTCCATCAACATCGTCACGGTGTTGTGGTTGATGGTGTAGCCATCGGTCATATACAGATGGTCTCTGCCTGTCACAGTTATGCAACGGCAGTTCTGTTTCGTCTTTCCTTTCTTGATATAAAGAAGTTTCTTTGTCAGTATATTCCTTTCTGAAGGAGTAATAGGAGTCTTTGCGTTGACGTGTGCCCTTGCCTTAAAATTCGTTCTTGCAAACAATTCTCCATCGTCGGGCGCAACAAACGAAACTTTCCAATACCCAATCTTTGCAGGATCATCGTCAATCTGTGAAACTCTCGCCCAGATTCCGAGTGAGCGGGCTACTTCCGCAATATCTTCAATCAGAAGTTTGTTTGGGAGCGCGAGGTATGGGTGTTTGTGCATGGAACGCCCGTTCTTGAACATGACACCGCGCAGATATTCCCATCGTGCTTGCACCGATGCCGTCTTGTATTCGGGTGGAATCCTTGCGGGCTGTCTTGAACGGCTGGTAGTAATCTTTCTGCGGTTTTCGTCAGTCAGTCCGCGCAGATACCAATTTCCGTCACGTCTGCTTGTTCTGACCTTATATCCCATAGCGCGAAACTTATTACACAGGAAGTAATCGCTTTCAAGAGCGACACCTACTTTGTCGAAATGCCAGAATCCAGTTCCGCTGATATAACCGAGAATGAACGGGTGCAATGGCAGGTCGATAGCCGTTTTTTTCTCGTTCAATTCCACTTCGCCGCAAAGCGGGATTTCCACAAAGTCAGTCTTTCCCCGTCGCAGCGATAGCGGATAAGGTCTGTCAATGGCATAGTTATCCATGATTTCCCTTGCAGTCATTTCGTGAAAGTCCTCACTGCTATTCGTCCTCGCCCAGAACCTATGATTATCCATGCAGGTTAAACTTGTTCCATCGTCGAAGTGGAAGACATAAACCGTGTTTTCCCCTTGTTCAAAGATGTTGCTCACTTTCTGCACACCATTGTACGGCGTACAGATGAGGTCTCCGACTTCAAGATCCCCCATCTTTCTGAATCCAGACGGCGTAGCAACAGGAGTTGCATAAGTGTTTGCTTTGCCACCGCCTCTGTTACCACCAAAGACGATAATGTCAGCCACACAGCTCAGCCCGAACTCCTGTGCGCCTTTTTGAGCGATGAAGAAGTTAGACTCCTTTTTGCTGCTCTCCCTTGCTCTTAGTTGTTCGATGTATCTGTGTGAATAGATGGGTTTTCCATCCATTGTGCGTAGTCCTGTAAAACCGTTCAGTTCGTTCATAAACTTTTACATTTTTGGCACAAAGGTAGGTATGAAACATCGCAACAATGGATTTTTTCTTTGGTAAACAGAAGATTACCAAAATAAAAAGTCTTTACAAATCTTGCTTCCATATAATTTTGCGGAAAAATCATTACAAACAGTGGCGAAAAACGCCATTAAACACAACTTAAACACAAACACGACATGGAGAAAGAAATTCTCATTCAGAACTTGAAGACCAAGGTTGGAGAAGACAACGCGAAGGTCATTAGTGACAAGACATTCGACGGTATCGCCGAAAGTGTTTTACCAATGTTTGCCGACGACTCGAAGATTACCGACGAGACGTGGAAATTGCCCGTAGCCACACTGGTTCAGTTTGCCGGACAGAAACGTTTCGACGAAAAGGCATTCACCGAGAAGTTCAAGGAAGACTATGCCAAGGAGTACGCCACCCAGCATGAGAAAGATGTTGAGGGTCGTATCAACGCGGCAGTAGCCAAGGCATTGGACGAATACAAGAAGGAACACCCTGAGAATGGTGGTGGAACTGGTGGTAACGGTGGTACATCTACCGATGATCTGGACACGAAAGTACAGGATGCAGTGAAGAAGGCACTGGAAGGTCTGACTGGCGCAGAAAGTGAGTTTGGCAAGATGACTGCTACCATGACCAACTTTATGAAGTCACAGATTGAGCGGGAAAAAACCGCAACGCTCAACGGCGTAAAGTCCGAGCTCAAAAAGCATCTTATCGCACTGAAGGCAAACAACGAGGCTTGTATTGACGATGCCTTGGATGATATCGAATACGGCGAAAATCCGACATTCGAGGGTCTGAAACAGGCAGCCGTTGCAGCCTACGAGAAACGCTACAAGCGTTACTACGCAGATGGCGGCAAGCCTTTCGGTGGCGATGGCACTGGAGGAAACGGTGGTGGCACTGACTTCGTAAAGGAGCGCATTGCCAGATTGAAACAAGAGGCACAGGACAACGCTAACTACGCCACCGAACAAGAGAAGACCTTTGTTTAGTTCTTATGGGAAACCGCAACTACACTTTCAAGGTAAAGTCGGTTGACTCGACCAACTCCAAGATTACCATTGAGAAGTACGAGACTGGAACTATTGCCAAGGTAGGCATGAAACTGATTGTCGTAGGTGACGATCTCACTCAGTCAGCCACTAACGTTTACACCGTCTCTGCCATTGACAGTAGCGACAGCGATGTTGACGTACTCACCGTTGATGCCGTGACAGGTGTGACGGAGGGCGCGGTGCTGGCAGAATGCGTGACTACCACCACTGGCGAAGATAATGATGCCGTGACCACCAATCTGGTTAAGGTCATTCCCAACGGTCTGACCTATTGTGACAACGTACTCGACCCCGATGCTTATGCCATCGACATCGACTACATCTGGAACTGCATGGAGAAACCCGTTCTGGAGCGTCGTATGCCCCCTCTTACAGCCAGTCTGAAGAAGGCATTGCGCGACAACGAGTGCTATTTCCGTTTCTCGAACCGCAAGTAAACTAAGAAAGGAGATTAGATTATGAGAGACATGAATCTTTATGGTATCAGCGGTCTGCATCAGTATGTGGACGCTGAGAGCTTCGGTCTGATCCTCGACAACGTAAACGCCAAGTACAATCGTGCTATCTGGCGTCAGTTTGCTTCGTGGGGAGAGCCGACCGACGATCGTGAGTGGAAGCAGGGTATCAAGAAGACCCCGATTCTGGTACGTGCCAGCGTACTCGGTACGCATTCTGGCAAGCCGCAGCGTAGCACCCTCGGTTGGGAGTTCTACGGTGGAACTCTGCCCCAGGTGGGTCATGGTTTCAACATCACCAAGGACGATATGATTGAGTTGCGCAAGGCCGCAAAACTTCGTAACGTCACTTTCGGTGAGGCGTTGACCGACAGTTTCATCTACAACTCCGATGCCATGCTGGGTGGTGTTCACAACGAACTTTCCTACATGGTGATGCAAGCCATGTCAACAGGCGAAATCCACGACGTAGCCGTTGACGGTGCTCGTTACGACTTCAAGTTCCAGATTCCCGACGAGAACTTCCTTGCACCCGCAAGTGGTAAGGAGTGGTATATCTGGGACACAACTGGAAGTACCCCCGTGTTGGTTGCCAACACCAATGCCGATGTCGTAGAGGACATTCTGACTTTCCAGAAGTACCTCACCGATACCCTCAACCTCGGTGTTGACCACTGGAAGCTGTCAAAGGACTTGCTGGATAAGATTGTTCTGCATCCTTCCGTAGTGACCGCTTTCAAGGCCAGCAAGAACTACTACAACCCCTCACAGGTGAAGGTGGTTCGCACCGACGTTCTGGATTGGTTGCACAACGACATGAAGGTATGGCCGTTCCAGGAGATCGACTTCAAGTCGCGTCACGAGGAAGACGGCAAGCCCGTTGCCGATGCACCCGCATTCGACATTCACAACATGGTTGCCGCCAGCCGTGCATATCGCCCCTTCGAAATGAAGTGCATGAACAGCATTCTCATCGACCGCGTGAAGATGGGTGGTCTTGACCCCTCTACCCGCTACTCATTCGTTGAGGGTCGTATTGCCGTGCGCAACTCATGGCAGGAAGACCCCATCCTGAATGTCATTGACTGCGAACTCTACGCAGGTCCCGTGTTCAACAATGTACGCGACTACGGTATTGCTACCGTATGGAAGGACTACGAGGGTTAAACTCTAAGTGACTTGAAACATGGCCGACACAGAGAATCAGATAATCACCGCCGAGGAATACGTCAAAACGCTTTCCCCGAATGCAGTCGTCAGTGAGAGTGCCGTCAAAGGTATTCTCATTGACGCTGGCATTGACGCTGGCACCCCTGCTACCGAATTGACGGAAAAGCAGAAAGATCTTGCACTCGCCTACCTCTTGATTCGCATAGCGTTCAATCCTATTATGTCGCAGAAAGTGACAGACAAGGATGGCGATTGGGAACATTCTGAGGGCAGTGAACAATGGTCACGCTCACAGTTGATGCAATTTCTGATACTCGCCAGAGACCTCCTTGCAAAGTGGGGCATTACCGACGCTCGTATAGAGTCGCTTGCTCCGAAATGGGGGATGAAAGGCTCTGGTTTCCGTAAAATCCGCAGGTACTCGAAGTAGTTGCTATGACCAAGATTAACAATCCCCGTTTCCCTCACCATTGCCGCATACTTCGTTATGCCGCAACCGAGCCAATGGAAGACCAGCCTAATGTGTCTGACTACGACCCAATGGCCGATGATCCGTTGGCAGACGAGACGGACGAAACCGATGGTGAAAGTCTCGACGGCGAAACCGCCGAGAACAATACCCAAGGTGTGACCGTAGTCTATGAGGGAGTTTGCCGGAGTGACAACCGTGACACTATATCGGACAATGGAGACGTGATTGCATCGTACAGGACTCTCGCATTGCCTTTGAAACAGGATGAGTGGACGGAAGAAACTATCCCTATGGAGGGTGATAAGATTGAGTTGCAGCGATTTGGTTACAAGGAATACGGATTAGTCATTGACAAACGCCCAAGCAATTTAGGAACTCATATACTCTGGAAATATGTCCGCAACTAACGCCACCATTGTTCGCAAAGCCTTTGCGAAATACAGGACGCAGATTTTTGACGAGGTTGAAATCCGTTGCCGGAAGTTCTGCACTGATTTATGTCAGGAGGCGATAAGAGCGAGAAAGGAAGCCGATGGAGCGCATAACTTCACAGGAAACCTCATCAACTCGATAGTTGTGTGCCTTTACAGAGAGAAAGAACCTATCAATGCGTACTATGCCGCTCAGTATGTACCGAAAGCCATTCAGGTGAAGATGCGTGCGAGAAAGCGCAAGAGTTATCGTTTCAATCCCGACTACGATGGTGACAAGAGCCATTACCTGCCAGAAGTCCAGACTAATGGCGGGTGGGGAGAGGACGATGCCCGAAACTTTTTCCAACATTATGTACCGCAGGGCAATAACCTGTTTGACATCGTTGTAGCCTACCCCGTTGAATACGGCGAATGGGTGGAAATGAAAAGAAGTACGACTGGCATCATGCAGACCTACGCACATGCAGAGCAAGTTGGAGTCACCTACTTAAAGTTGATTAGGAAATAACAAATATGGCAAAGAAATCACTCATCTACCTTGTTTACAGCGACCTTGTTGCCGCCGTGAACGGTATCGGGAAGAAGACTTTTCTCGACCGTCCAAAGAACGGCACGGAGGAACTTGCAAACTTTGTTGTTGTTGACATACCAACGGAACTCCGTCGGCGTGTAAAGGGCGACTTCAACTTCACGGTGGATTGTTATGGTACTATTTCCGTATTCTGCAAGGCTAAGACAGACAGCACACCGAACATCACATTGCAAAGTGAGCTTACCCAGCAAGTCTTAGACGTTTTCCCGATTAACGGCAAGCACATCACGGCGAGCAATCCAAGTGTACTCATGCAGGGCGAAGACGGCTATGGCTATCACGTCACACAGATTACTTTCAAGTTGAGGACCAAACTCAATGCGAGAGACATTTAGAAACTTTCAACACAAACACTTTAACATATACGATTATGGCACTTACAAAGAAAATCCAAATGCAAGATGATGTCTTCAGTGGCATCAGTGCTGTATTTGCCGTTGCAAGTGGGCTTGGTGACACTCTGAGCTTTGCCAATGCAACCGAGTTTCCCGTTTCCGATGATTCGGGTTTCAACTTCGACACGGGTCAGCCGAGTATCGAACACTTCAAGGTTAAGGGTCTGAACACCGACTGGGTGAACACCTTTACCCCGGGTGATGGCGAGATTACGCTGGAGATTCCTTGTCACAACACAGGTATTCTTACCCTTGTTGGCATGGAAGGCACTGACGTTTCAGTGACTTTGCCTGAAGGCATGTCAAGTGTTGGCACTGCCGCTACTGGCAAGGCTTATCCTGTAACCCAGAAGGCAGTCTATCTTGGCCTTGGCATTCTCAACGACACCGAGGACAAACTTCTCTTCATCAAGAAGTCGAAGTTCATGGCTCAGATCATCTTCGATGGTTCCAACAAGCCTCTGTGTGTTGTTCTGACTGGCAGCATTGCTGCTGGCGGTGATGCAAAGGCTATTGGTATCTGCACCATCGCCAGAAGCGGTAATGGTTAAAGTCTGACTGAAGACTTGTCAGAGACTAAAACTCATCAAGGGCAGTGGTAGTTGTTATGCTGCCACTGCCCTTTCCTGTATAACCTCGCAACCGAATTGCGAGACACACTACACAAACTTACAGATTAAAAGTTTATGGAAGAAAATAAAGAGCCAAAGATTGAGCAGCCGACAATAGACTCACAGCAAATCTATTTGTCGCTTATCAGCAATGATGCGGAGGAGGTTCAGATACTCCGCACGAAAAAGAAATACAAGGTACGCTGGCTGAAAAACGGTCAGTTGGAAAAACTTTCCCGTCTGTTGCTTCACAAGAAAACTATTGATGAGGAAAAGACAACAGGCAGCGCAGTCCTTGACGAGATACTTGAAGACACGAAACTTGCTTGCAAGGCAGCAGCCATCATTCTGCTTGACGGCTATTGGAAGATAAAGTTCCGCTATTGGCTGTTATGGCGATGGTTCTACTACATCAAGCAGTACGACAACATACAGTTAGCCCCCATTCTCGATGCGGGTAAAAAAAAAGTTCCGCAGATGCAGTTCTTTCAGACTATCATGTCACTGACAGAGGCAAGGGATTCGCTGATGAGGATGAGAGCGAAGGAAGTAGAAGTTACCCTTCACGAACTAAGTATGGCGCAGCATTCAGCGACCGAAAGCAACGGCAGTGGCTCGTAATGCCAAAGTATTTCTTTTTCGGGCTTGTAAGAGTGCCGATGTACGAATACTATTGGGGTCACACGGCAGCTCAGATAGAGTTGATAGACGTTGACCAGCCTCTGACAGTTTACGCCAAACACGAAAGCAAGGGCGGTCTGAAACCAGGTGACAAAGGCTATAAGCCGGATAAGAAGAAACTTGAAGATGCCGTCCGCAGATGGGAAAAGCGCAAGGCAGAAAGAGAAAAGCGCGGATTCAGACTTGACCGCCTTCTTGCGACGGGCGAGAAAGTTCCCGTAGATAACGGGCTGCAATAATATTGCAGCATACACAACAACAGGACACAGACAACACAAACACCAGAATAGTTATGGCATTAGACCCGTTAAAGTTCCAAGTTGCCATCCAAGACGAGGCGACTGGTCAGTTAAACAAGATAGAGCAAGAGTTCAACAAGCTCAAAGACAAGACCATCAGCGTAAAAGTTGAGGGCTTGCAGGACTTGCAGAATCTTTTGTCGGCATTACAGCACAAGCAGGTTGAAACTCTTGGCAAAGATGTTGCGGCAGGTATTCACGATGCGGCGAAAGGTTTGCAGGAGGAGGCGCAGAAAGCCGTGCGTGCCTCTCTTGGTCAGTTGGCGCAAGACCTTGTAGCCGTGAAGACTGCCATTCAGCATGACAACTTTACCGCTTTCAGTACGCGCATAGAAAAGTGTGCTCAGGCTGTGAATACCCTTGATGCAGCCTTCAAGCAGTTCCAAGTCACCATTGGTGCCGATGCTGGTATGAAAAACTTTATGACGGGGTTGGGTGAGGTCATAAGGAATGTTCGGACAACAATGGGAACTTTGGAAGTTTCCAAAGGTGGTGGCGGTGCCTTGAGCAGTTTAGCCAACACATACGCAAGGAATGTCGAAAGAATGGAAGATGCGCTCTTCCGTCTGCAAGAAGCAAGGGCAAAAGTTTCCAATGCGATTAAGAGTGCCGAGGGTGCAGGTATGGATAACAACATTATCAGTCGTTGGCGTATCTATCTGCAAGTCCTTGATGCTTATGAGAAGAAACTGCAAAACATCAAGAATAACGATGCTTTGATGAATGGTCGTGGTTGGCAAACTAACGCCTTTGGCACAACATTCAAGCATCTTCTGAGCAATGCCAGCGACTTTGAGAAAGCCGCAAACGTATTTATCAGCGCCCAAGAGAAACTTTCTGCGGCGAGAGAAAAAGCAACTGGCATGAACGCAGGAGCGGCAGCGCAGAGAGGCGTAAGTCTCATTTCTGGTCAAAGCACACAGGAAATAAGAAAACAGATTGATGCGATTGGTGCGCTGTATATGCGTATTCAAGAGTTATCTAATCTCACTCACAGCCGTTCCTCTTTTAATAAACAATTAAGCTTTAATTGGGACACAAGTAAAATTCCAGAAAAAGATTTATTGGAAGTATATAGCCAAACTTTCAGTAAATTAAGAGCAGAACTAAAAACGCTAAAAGAAAGCGGATATGATGTGAGTGGCTTTAAGTCACAACTTGATTCACTCTATGCTACTTACGAAAAGTTTGCTGCCTTGCAACCCGTTGACCTTGGAAATAAACTTGGTCTGGAGCATGTAAAAGGCTATACGGGGCCATCGAGTGCCGCTACTGATACTCAGTGGGCTGCTATGAAGCACCAAGCAGAAGTGCAGGAGGTGGCAGGTGAAGCAGCCAAAAGACATCAGAGAAAACTTGAAGAATTGACCAATGCCTTTGCTCAGCATGACGCACAGGTTGCCAAGAGCCAGCGAGTACAAGAAGGTGACAATAAGGCACGTCAGGAGAGTGCAGCCGCATTACGGAAACAAGCACAGGAGTTGGTCAAGGCTCGCATGGAAATATTGCGTACCCAATCAGCAGACTTGGGTAAACTTCTTTCGATGGGTCGTGGCGCGCTTGGTTCAGAGCAATATGACGCTGTACGTAACGCCTTACGAGGTGTACGTGAAGAAATGCGCCAGATAGAGGGGGTGATGCAAAGGATGGATAGTTACTCTACCCGTTCACTATTCTCTATAGGGCGAGGAACGACTCCAGACTATTTTCCACTTGTTTCGAGTACGAAGAAACTGATTGCGGCGAAAGAACAGGCAGCACAGGCATCCAATCAAATGACCGCAGCCGAACAGCAACTTGCACAGGCATTGAACCAAACTACCGAAAGTGCAAAAGGTCAGTCACAGGTGTTGAGCGATTTGAAGTCGATGGCTACGCAGTACCTCGGTGTGTGGGGTGGTCAGCAATTCCTTCACAATATCATTGAGATTGGCGGTCAGTTGGAAATGCAGCGACTTTCCATCGGTGCCATCCTTCAGAATACGGCACAGGCAAACGAGTTGTTTGATAAGATCAAGCATTTGGCTACGCAATCTCCATTCGGTGTCGTACAACTTGACCAAATGACAAAGCAACTCACTGCTTATGGCTTCAAGTATAACGAGTTGTATGACATGACCAAGCGGCTTGCAGACATATCCGCTGCGACTGGTACTGATGTGAGCCGTCTTGCATTGGCGTTGGGTCACGTCCGTTCAGAGGCGGCATTGTCCGGCTACACCCTACGACAATTCTCCATGGCCAACGTACCTCTGTTGCAGAAGTTGGCAGAGAAATTTGGTGTCACGACCTCACAGGTAAGGAAGATGGTTTCCCGTAAGGAAATCGGCTATGACGATGTTCTGAATGTGCTGAAGGACTTGACCAATCAGGGCGGTCCGTTCTATGAGGCACAGGAAACGATGTCCGAGGCACTCAATGCGAAGTTCAAGAACCTGCGTGACTCCTACGAAATCATGTTCAATGAGATTGCAGAGAGCAAGGTGGGCGGCGGCTTGAAAGACTTGGCCGTTATCCTTACTGACGTTTCCCGTCATTGGGAGGAACTTTTCACGGTCGTAGGAACAGGCATAGCCGTCTTTGGCGGCATGAAAGCATACATGGCACTTGTCAATTCCCTGCTTGGCGCAAATGCAACAGCGGTCATTGGCGGTATCAAGGCATATCAGCGAGCCGAGATAGCCAGTTTGCGCCTGGCTGAGAGTTACCGCGACATTACCCTTGCAGAAAAAGCCATGACAGCCACTACGCACAAGTGGACTATGAGTGAACGGCTGGCACATACATGGATTGGTCGTCGCTTGGGTCTATCCCGTCAGCTCAATGATATGCAGAAATTGCGCATATCCACGACACGGGAGCAGATTGTGTTTGGCAATGCCCTTGCACTTTCCGAGAAACGGCAGACAACGGAAGACCTTGCACGTCAAGTTGCACTTGGCAAGATGTCAAAGGCACAGGCAAGGCAAGCCATTATTCTTTCGGACCTGGCAAAGTCAGAAAAGACAGCGGGAATAGCCGCAGTGAACAGCGTCCGTACATACGGTGCTATGACTGGTGTTGTGAATGGTGCAAGTATGGCTTTCACGAAATTGGGAATGGCAATGAAGAGTTTGTTCCTGAATCCCCAGATGGCGGTGTTCGCCTTGCTTGCTGGTGTCATGTATTTGTGGCAGCGTAACAAGCAGGAGATTGAGCGGGCAAAGGAGTTGAACGACGATTTGTTCAACCGTGCGCAGGAGGGAATCAAGAATATCCGTTCCATGATGGAAACTACGGGCATGAAGTTCAAGTTGAACGATGTCGAGGTAGAAGTCGGCGACACGAAAGACATACTCAACGGCAAATTCACCTATAAGCCATCGGCAGAAATGGATGCGAAAGACATGATTGCCAATATTGAGAAATGGACGGAATTTCTCAAGGAATATGCAGCCTATCCGAACCGAATACTTAATGCCGCTTTCAAGGATGACAATGGCAACGTGAGAACTATTGCCGAGCAGTATGACATGCTTGCGAAATCCGTCTCTGAAACGGCAGAGGCATACGTCTATCTGAAACAGGTGAGCAGTGCCATTGAATTTGCTGAAAACGCAACGAATGAAGGTTTGCTCCGAGACGATTTCGTTACCAACATCGAAGACTATTCCAAATGGGTTAAGAAGTATAATGACAGCATTACCGAGCTGACCATCAAACACGCCCAGAGTTTGGAAACGGCGATGTCGGCGGCGCGTGGTGAGAAAACATTTGCCGATGCTCTGAAGGCAGCAAATGCGGCCATGGTAAAGAACGAGAAACGGAATCTCACACAGGCAGAGCAGTTGAAGATGCTTGTTGAGAATCAGGACAAATATACCGATGCCATCAAAGCCTTTGAGGAGGCAAGGGAATCACTGTCAGATTTTGAGAAGAAGTCTTTGTCGCATGTGTTCCACGGTGCAGGTGCAGGTTGGCTTGGTGCTAATGGCCCGGATAAGTTTGCTTCACAGATGAACGATGCCTTTGCCGAAATGGATGCAGATGCAACAAAGTGGGCAAATAGTCTGAAAGCCAAACTTACTGAAGCCGGATGGGATTTCAACAACCTCACAGAGTCGCAGAAACAGGCTATTGCCCTTGCTATTGCCGAGACGGTGAGCAAGGCGGGTGATGCTACTGAGGATATTCGTGAGAAAGCAAAGAAACTTGCAAGCGAGAAGTTTGGTGTGAATATTGATGTAAAGACTGTTGAGGCTGCTGCAAGAGTGGTTGCATTGGAACAATCATTGAAAGACCTTGTAGGGCATGACTGGCACATTGACATCAAGACTGCGACAAACTTCAGTGACGTTATCAGCAAGATACGTCAGGACTACAAATCGGCACAGGACTACTTCAACAACGTCAAGCCCCTTATGATTAAGATGGGTGTTGACGTGAGCGGTGGCATGAAGGTACTTGGCTTGGTACAACGTCAGGCACTACTCGATAAATGGAAGAAAGAGAATCCGGGCAAAGATGCTTCTGCAATGGAAATGCTCTTAGACCAATGGGATGCTCTTGCAAAGGGAATGAACGACGCTTTGGATTTCCAAAAAGTCACAGGCATTCCCCTGTCTGATCCGAACAGCGGCGGCAAAGTTCTACGAGACAAGCACACATCTGCCAAAACAGACAAGGAGTTGGAAACTTGGAGAAAGCGCGTACAACTTCTGGAAAAGTATCGTCAGGAATTGGCGCAACTGGAGAAAGTCATGTCCCGGGTACAGGCAGAACAAAAGCTGAAATCCGACGGAAACTTTGCACCACTTTGGGGATATTTCAGCAATCCTAATGACTTTAATGCAAGTCTTGATGAAGTCGCCCGCAGACTTGGCACGAAGGGCGACCGAAAGAGTTTTGTAGATGAACTTGGCGCAAAAAAGAGTACCGAGGAACTTCGCCTTTTCAAAGAGAACATTTCCAATGCCGTAAGCGAGCTTGACCGTCTGGCAGACATCATGGGCGAAAACTATGAAACCTACAAGAAGTGGCTCGACCTCACAGGCGACTCCGACCTTGCAGCGAGGATTGCAGGTGTGGCGCAAAACTCTTCGATGGCTGGCTGGCTTACAGACAAGATGGACGAGCAGTTACGGAAGTCTGGTGACAGCCGTTCTGCATCTGAAGTTTTCGGTATGAGCGAAAGCGATGTGAAGAAGTTTGGCGAGAACAGTGCCATCTACAAACTTTGGGATGAATGGCAAAAGAACAACGAGAAAATCAAGAAACAAAATCTTGACCTCTATGCAGAAGCCATCAAGAATGCGAAAGGTTATGCCGAAAAGGTTGCTGACATCAACCGTGAGTTGGAGAAGGAAATTGCCGCCATTAGGGAAATGACAGGAGGCGATACTCCCACCGAAGAGCAACAGAGCCAGAGAACGGTGCTTATCAAGAATGCCACTGACACGGCAAACAGGAAGATAGCGGATGAGACCTGGAACAACTTCAAGGCTACTGAGGAATGGGGTCGTATCTTTGCCGACTTGGATAGGATTTCGACGGGTACACTTACGCGGATGCTTGAAAAACTCCGTCAGATTGCCCCTACCCTGAACGGAAGTGTGGAATCCACAAAAGCCGTCTATGAAGCCATTGACAGGGTTCAAAACGTCGTAAATGGCAGGAATCCGTTTAAGGCCATCGGTGAATCATTGAGCAACCGCAGTGCGCTCAGTGGGTACTACAAGCAAGCCAAAGAGAAAGGAAACTTGGTAGCAAATGCCGAATTGTCGAAGTTGCTTGGCGTGAAGTTGGGTTCCACCGTCACGAAAGACCAGATTAAGGACGGCATGAAGAATGAGAGCGAGAACTTCCAGAAAGCCATCGGAAAGGTTGTGGACGATTTGCAGAGGTTCCAGAACGGTCTCGAACTTGTTAGTGGTGTGTTTGATTCGCTTGGTATGTCAGGAGCTTCAAATCTTGCTTCTGATGCAAGTAGTGTCCTTGGTGGTGCTATGCAGGGTGCTTCCGCTTTGAGTGCCTTGGGTCCTTGGGGTATGGCTGCTGGTGCTGGTCTCGGTTTGATTAGTGGCTTGGCACAGGTTCACGATAAGCGATTGGAACGTCAGATTGAGAAACTGCGTGAAGATGTGCAAAAGATAGAAGCCAACACCAAACTCATTCAGCAAGCGCGAGAGAGAACTTTGGGCTACGACACGGGCGAATTGCGCAGTTCATACGCAAAGGACTATGCCCCCAACCAAACACAAGCCCAGAGAGACTTAATCGCGCAATATCCTTGGCTGCGTAACTCTTTCTTCCTGCAAGGCTACAATTCCAAAGCGCAGAAGGATATGTATGAGTATTACAGCCAAAACTCATCGGGAACGGGCTATCAGCAGGAGTACCAGAACCTTTTGCAACAGCGGAAAGACTACATGGATATACTTGACAAGCAAGAGTCGAAGAAGAAAAAGTCTCAATCCGACATCGAGGAAACAAAGAGTAAGATAGCCGAACTTGATGATCAGATACGTTATTTCACGATGGATTTGGCAAAGGAACTTTGGGATATAGACATCAAAGGTTGGGCTGATCAGCTTTCCGATGCGCTTGCATCTGCTTTTGAGAATGGTGAGAGTATGGCGAAAGCCTACAAGGAAACCGTGACCAGCATCTTACAGCAGGTGATGAATAAGATGATGCAGATGGCCATTCTCGAACCGATGTTCCAGAGTTTGCAAGACAAGCTCTTTGGCAATGCCGAAAAGAATATCTCTGGAGTCTTCGACCGCAACGACCCGAATGGCAGCATGAGTAAGGTGACAGCCATGATAACCGACTTCTTTGGCAAGGGCGGAGAAGGTGAGAAAACTATCACAGCCGCAACCGAGTTTATGACTGCTTTCCAGAGAGGTCTTGAAAACGCAGGACTTTCGGTTTTGAATGAGTCTGCCAACGCACTGACAAGCAGCGTACAGGGAACGAGCGAGGAAACTTCAGACCTTCTTGCTGGGTATATCAATGCACTCCGGCAAGATGTGGCGGTGAACAGAATTTTGCTGACGCAGTTCGTCACACAACTTTGGCCAGAGTACGTTGAGTCCTTTGCCAATCATGTCAGGACAGTTGCCAATATAGACGTAAACGTTCAGTTGATGATGGAAATGATGCGCGATGGTGGAGGTGCTTTCTTCGCAGAACTTTCGGCTATGCGGTCAAGGCTCGACAATGTTGTTGACGGCATTGAAAGTTTGTCTGTGAAGTAAGGTTGCAATGGTCTTGCAACATACATGACATACTAAACGCAAAAGGCGGCTATCCTCACGGACGGTCGCCTTTTTTTCAAACTAAAATGCCTAAAGATTAAGATAAAGTGTGTTTTCTTTTGTGTTTGTGTTGTGGCTATTTCAAATAGTCGTATTCTTCGCGTACTTTGATATTGTCGGCAGCAACAATCTTTACATTCTCTGAGTGCTTGACGAGAACGACTATCGCATTGTCGTATTTTTCAGCACTGACGCTGGCATTCTCGTAAAGGTGAACAATGACAAAACTTATATTGTGGGCAATAATCTTTGCCATTGAGTTGTCGCGGATATGGATATTGCCATAACTATGCCAGTTGTATCGGAATGTGACATCAGAAGTTCCGAGGACAAGACTTTCCCTTGGATTGACAACACTATATTTGTCATTGACGAAGACATTGCTACGTCTGAGAAAGTCTTTCTTGAAATGTTTGAGTATAAAATCATTGGACGGATAATGATGCTGAAGGCAGAAGTCAAGCCCCTTATACATTCTCTCAACCATCTTTTCCTGGCTCCAGTCCTTATTCCAAAGTTTCTGCCAATCGTTACACAATCCGAGTGTCACGGCTTGGTCTCGCAATTCTTTGTTTAGTTCATTCATGTCTGAAAAGTTTTGTGCAAAATTACCCTGCTTTTATCTGAATATCTAATCTTTTGCCTGCAAAATTCAGATTGCGGCATTGGATTACCACCACAAGGTCAGATGATTGCGTGTTTTTGGTGGTATTTTTGCAGAAAATTCTTTACAAATGGTTACATACAATACATACGTCCAGCAGATAAGTTTCGACGGATTGGAATATACGAGAGGCAGCGTTGTTGACCTTCTTTCAGAGTTCAACATTGTCTGTCAGGAGTTTCCGTTCAAGAAGAATCCGAAGCCCAAAGACCTACCGACGCGGGATTGGGCTGGCGAAGACGGTCTCGATGTCTATATCCCCAAGCAACTCCCTGTCAAGCATTATGACATAGAGGTTACTTTCCTATATAAAGGCACGGAAGCGACGATGCGCACCGACCTTAACAACTTCTTAGATTTCCTCTATGGCAGAAATGACGGCGCGGTAGGTAGCCGTTTGGCTATCTACAACGAATATACAGGCATTGGTCGCAAGGATATTGTAGTTGCTGAGGTTGAAAATGAAATCTACTACCTCACGGACAGCGATGTCGATGCCGTTGCAAAATTCAAGATCAAGTTCACAGTCTATGACCCCACCACCGATGTCACTCCGGCATACGGCACATACGACGGTCAAAAACGTTGCACAGCATTAAACTTTGAATAACTATGGAAAGGGTAGAATTGAAGATATACTACACCGAGAACGACGTGACGAAATTACGTTGCACGGTGAACAAGTGGAAGTTCCAGGACACGATGATGGGCGAGCAGTTCATCACGTTCAACATCACGTCCGAGACACCCATTGACTTTGCGGTTGGTGACTTCTGCCAATTCAGAGGTGAGACCTACACGCTGAACTATGTGCCGAGCGTCACACAGAAAGCCCGCACCAAAGAGAGGCAGGACTCATACACCTACGAAAGTGTGAAGTTTGAGTCGTTCCAAGAAGAGTTGACAAGGTGCATTATGCTTGACATCACGCCTACAACTGGCGACTATGTGGCGGCTTTGGGAACGAACTACACAGGCAGTAGCCGTTTCCAGCTCTTCTGTGGCGAGGCAACAGCCAATGGCAGTACGCTTACGGCTGTCTGTGCTTTGGCTGCAAAGATGCAAGCCAACCTCGACCGTATGTTTCCGAGAAACGGATGGAAGATTTTTGTTGACACTACAACGACCTACCTCAATAGTGCGGGCGACGCAGTTCTTGTGACGCATACGGAAGACAAGGTGCTGTCATTTGACAACACGACCGTTGCGAAGGCATTGGAAGAGGTGCATAACACTTTTGACCTCGACTACTGCATCAGAGGACGCAGTATCTATATTGGTTATAACCTAAAAAACCTGACGAGTGACAACGACAATGAGACATTCGCCTTTGGCTACGGGAAAGGTTATCCTACCCGTGAAGACCAGAACAAGGCATTGTTTCAGATTAAGAGGATTGCCAACAGCCAGCAGAAGGTCGTGACCCGCTTGAGAGCTTTGGGTTCTACCAAGAACATGCCCTATCGCTATTATAACAGCAAGTACAATCTTTCGCAGTCGCTGTTTCCCACCAACCTGCAACTGCCAGACACCTTTGCGACTCCAGCGGAAAAAGCAGCGAACAATGCCCTGCGAGACAGCACGCTCCGAGCCGTCAAGGGCGATACCAATGATGCCTACATAGACAAGAACGACGATGCCGAACACTGTGCTGAAGGTATCAGGGAAGACAGCGCAAGATGGGATGGAACGAATGGTGATCTGCCAGAAATCTATCCTACCATTGAAGAGGCAACCTACGGCGAGTTGCGTAGTGCGTTGGTTCAAGACCAAGACGGGCAGACAGGTTCAAGCTCATTTCCGAACTACGGCAGTACAGAGCGTATAGACAAAATGCTTGCTATCGGCTACAAGGATGGCAACACATTGGTTGACGATGCCAACAAAGGCGATGGCATATTGCCGGAGAGTGGTATTTCTGCAAGAGGAATCCCACGCCCTGCCAATATCGGCATGACCTATCTCACGTATAACCCCCAAAACAGAGGTGATTTCAGCAGTCGTGGCAGTGTCTATGCCGGACCCGAAAAAACACTTTTCACCATACAAGGTGTATCGGCTGGAAAGTACGCAATGGCTCCCACCATCGGTGCAGTCCTGTATGGTTTCAGTATATCGTGCTATCGTGACGGCATCAGTGCCGATGTAGGCTATATCATTTCCGTCAAGCAGAAGAATGTACAGACAGGCGCAACGACCACGATTGCCTACACCTCCGACTATCAGAGTATTACTCGCGGCGACGGCATTCTGGAAATGGAACTTCCAGAACTTCCCGATGTCAAGAACGGCGCAAATGCAAAAGTATCGGAGATAAGAGTTACGGCACTTTCGGACATCACCGTAACTTTCACGCCCGTCATGCGCAACATCAATGTTCCGAGCGGTTTCACAGATAATTTCTCGCTTGCATACAAAGTCGGAAACTCACGTCTCGACCATAGTGTGACCTACGACCCAGAGTATAACTGGATTCCGTTGGATGATTCCGGCAGCGTGTCAGAAACATTCCATGTCTTCATTCAGGACATGGGATTTGACCTTCAAGCCTGTTGGACTGACGAGACCCCCGTTGTAGCCATGAAGAGCGGAAGGTGTGTCGGTCGTGAGTTTGAGATTGGCGAGAATATTGAAAAGGTTACGCACAACGGAAAGAAAGGCTACATGCTCACGCTGAAACGTGCCACTGACAACACTCTCAACACCTACTATCCGAGTGCCACCGACCCTATTGCCGCAGGAGATTACTTTGTCCTGTTGAATATCAGTATGCCCGATGTCTATGTGAAGATGGCAGAAGTGAGACTTTTGCGGGCAGCGACCGAGTATCTGGCAGACAACTGTGAGACACAGTTCACCTACCAACCATCCATTGATGATATTTACTTGCAGCGCAACTATGACAACATGGTCAAAGCAGGAACGCCGCAAGCAAGTATCTTCTGGCGTTTGTATGCCGGACTGAAGTTTACGTTCAGAGGTATTCCCGCAAGCGAGGACAGTCCAGCACCTTTGGCAGACATTACCATTGAGCAAGTAACCATCAGCATGGGTGAGAGCTTGACCCCGAAAGTTGAGTTGAAACTTAATGACGATGTTCAGCAAAGCACCATCCAAAAACTCACCACTTCCGTTGACAGAATCTATAACGGCAGTATCTTCAGCAGCGGTAGTGGTGCAAGTGGTGGTGGCGGTGCAATGTCGGCAGCGGTGCTAAGTATTCTGCAAAGCGAGGGTGAAAAACTTTTCCTCTCGAAGAAACACGATGATGTGGCAGAGGGGAAGATAACTTTCAACGACGTAGTTACCCACAACGAAACTCTGAAAGCAAAGAAAGGTCTGAAAGTCGGAAACTTCAACTCCAGACTTTTAGGTAGCGGTGCATTGATTGACGAAGAGGGTAATGCAGAGTTTGAGAGTATTTACAGCCGTAACTTTATCTCCACCCCAGAGTTTCGCTTCAACAGGGTCAATGTGACCGAGGGCGAACAATGGTGTACCAACGGCTACGGAACCATCAAGGAAGTTGAGATTATCGACGAGACTACCGGCTACATCACTCTGAAACTTGAAGAAAACGACTATGCAAGCATAGCCGAGGGTGATATTTGCCGTGGTATCTATAATGACGTTGCCCATGAGTATCAAACGGCAAGTCTTGACGATGATACCGAACTTTACGCAGGTGAGAATGAAGGCAATGTTGAAGGCTTTGGCTTCAGTTCAAAGGAGGGATTCTTCACGTCGTACTTTTGGGTTCGCCAGATGATCACAAACACAAAGGGAGAATGCAAGTTCCTCTACGAGTTGCGCAACACACAGACTCCCCATCCCTGCGAGTTTATGAAGTTTGCCCAATACGGCTCATTCACAAACTCCGAGCGTAGAAGTTCATCGTATGAAACGAGTATCGGGCACTATTACGAAATGGTTCTTGATGGCGTTTCGACGTGGAAGATAAAGTCTGCCAACGTCGTTTACCGCAAGGGCTATCTTGGCAATATGACCGTCACTTTGAAGACGGGCAAGGAAGCCGAGTTGCAAGGCTATGGCTTGTATGTGCAAGACAATGTATATTTCGGCAATGCCGTTGTTCAGCTTGACCCCGAAACTATTGCCGACCTTCAGGATGCCCTTACCTCATACAGCGTTGATTTCTCCGGCTACGTTGATGTAGTTACTGTTGATGATGTCGGCAATGTCATTGGAGGTCTTTGGGCGTTGAGCGGAGAGAACAATGAATATCGCAGTTACCGCATACATTCCGCTATCACAGTCAGGAAGAGCGGCGACCTGCTTGTTATTGCCGCAGACGATGCCGACGCAGGAGAAGGAACCTATAAGATTTACGCACAGCCGAAAGGTTGTACCTGTATCATAGAAAACTCCACTATCTACATCACAGGAATCAGCAACATCAAGGATGGCGTTGCAGGCAGTGCGGATGATGCCAACTTCGACTATGCCGCTATGCGGGCCATGGATAGTTGTAGCGTTGATATTATCGTTGACTGCGAGGGCAAGGGAAGTATTGTCAAGAACTTCCCCATCCGCATCAAGCATGACAGTCAGCCTTTCGTCGGTGCGGACATCAGCAACGAGTTCAGTGCCGTGTCCTGGAATACGCAGACGCAGCGTTATATCGGGCTTCCAATTGTCTTCGACATGAAGATGTGGCACAACAACGAGCCGTTGGATATTGCCAGCGTGAATGACATATCCGTATCTCCTGCCATTGACAACATGACGGTAGTGAAGAGTATCATCACCAATGCCAGCGGTGCAAAGGTGGCGAGGATTACCATTGCCGAGTTACCTGCCAATCTTGGGCTTGTAACAGATCTGAATGTGACGTGTGTCGCAACCTATTCTGGCGTTCAGTACGAACGGACGTTGGTACACACCATCAATAAAACGACTGATACCAATGTGTATCAGTTATTACCTTCAGTCAGTGAGGTGGGTGTGGTATATAACGACAACAAGCAGAAGGTGGTAAACACCGATAAGGTCTATTGCACCGTGCGTTGTGACTCGACCGACGATAAGCACTACACCGTCGCCACCTCCGACTATGTTACACACGGGCTTTTCATTACCTATCAGACCTTCTCACTCAATTCAAGCGGGGTAGAGGTCGGCGGCGAAGAAAGCGCATATAGTTCGCTGAACGGCGTAGCGGTCAGCACCGACCTTACACGAATACGTTTCAAACTCTATAAGCTAAGAGATACCACATTGGAAACGCTTGCAGAACTACTTGCTGCGTCCAATGTCATTGAAGTTCTCGACACCGAAGACGTGCCTGTTGTTCTTGACGGTCTTGACGGCGACAATAGTATTTTTGTCAGTCTTGACAATCAGAATGATGCCGTTATGTGTCTGGAGGATGGAACTGTCATAGCCAGCACGTTACCACAGGCGAAAGCAAGGCTCATGGACGGCGAAGATACCGTAGATAGGAGTTTATTGGGAATCACCTTGGCCGCAAACAAGCAGACACTTGGTAACTGGTCATTGGTGTGTCATGGCTGTACGGCAGAATTTGTCGGATGGGTTGAAGACTCCGATACCAACGATTGGGTGCAGATAAAAGTGACAGGTGTGAGCGAAGACGTTGCAAGCGTTGACGTGAATTGTAAGCACACAAGTCATGGTGTGACGGGAAACTATGTAAGCATCTTGAGCATAAAGAAGATTTATGGCTTGGATAAGTATGAACTTACATTCGACCCACCGCTTGTTTCCTACAATCCCAATACTGATACCTACACTCCAGAATCGTTTAAGGTGTATGTCTGGAAAACGACACAAGAGGAAGACAGGCATCTTATGACCTCACTGCCTGGGAACACGGCAAACGCCGTAAGTGAATCGGATGGCTCTATACGCCTTCAGTATTCGGTTGACAAAGGTGTGTCTTGGACTACACTCTACGGCTATGCCAGTGGCAAAAGCATTGCGAAGACATTGTTTGACATCGACGGTGTAGAGTCTGTTGATTTTCGCCTTCAGAAGTACGTGGTAGGTGAGAGTGGCGGCGAGTGGGTGCTGCTCGACGAGGAAGGAGTGGAGATTGTCGGCGATGGCGAGAATACCATCCAACTTATCATTGACAACGGCAATGACACCGTTATGTGCCTTGAAGACGGCACGGTCATTGCCAGCACGCTCCCTTTTGCCAAAGTCTATCTGAACGACGGCAATAACATGGTGAATACCGATCTTGCGGCAAGTGCATGGCAGACGTTGGAGTGTGTCGGCTGTACTGCTGAATGGGTTTCTGGCTATCAATCAGATGGCGGCAAGCGTTTCAACGTAACAGCCGTTACAGCAGATGTTGCGCGAGTGACGGCGAAAGTCAGTTACAAAGGCAAGACCCACTTGGTTGTTCACACCATCAAGAAGCTCTTCGGGCTTGACAAATACGAGATTATCACCGACCCCGTTTCGATTGCCTACAACCCGAACACGGGGCTTCACACGCCTACCTCATTCAATGTGTACGTCTATCTGACTACACAGGATGAAGACAGGCACTTGATGCAGACGCTTCCCACCCATTCTACTGCGACCGACGGCGATGTCATACTTCAATACTCAGTTGATGATGGTAGCACATGGAACGACCTCACAGACTATTCAAGCGGAAAGACTGTTGGCAGGACTTTGTTCTCATCTGTTGTAAGCGGTGCTGTTCTGCTTCGCCTTCAGAAGTACGTGGTAGGTGAGAGTGGCGGCGAGTGGGTGCTGCTCGACGAGGAAGGAGTGGAGATTACCCGTAGCGGATTGGACGGAAAGGGCGTAGAATACATTTTCATTACAAAGAATGATTGGGATGGAACTGACGCAAACAAGCCAACTATCAATGATGTGGCAAGCGAGCGTCAGGTAGATAACTATTGCCCTTATACAGACGCGCAACACACAGATCAATGGACGGATGAGCCTTCTGGCATAGGAATAAATCAGAAGTACGAGTTTTATGCACAGCGAAAGAAGGTGAACGGAGTTTGGCAACCATTCGGTGACGTGAAACTCTGGGATAAGTATGCCTTGGATGGTCAGTCGCCCTACATGATAGACTTGACCAATGAGCAAAGTTTCGTGAATTGCAGCGAAGACGGAACTGTAATCAGCAGTTATGAGACGAGTAACCTTATGATTTTCAAGGGTAATAGTTATGCCTTCACAGACTTCAATATCCTCATTACGCCGACGAATGTAAGTTGTAATGGTAATGCGTCTGCATTCTCGCTGACAGATGCCCAGAAAACAACCGCTCAAAGTAATGGTTACTTCACTTTGACACCGAGCGCATTGACCGCAAACTCTGGCACAATATCCATTCAAGCCACACTGAAGACCAACACAAGTATAGTTTTGGTCGCCGTCTATAAGGTGAACAAGAATATTGCAGGAAAGAATGGCGTTATCTACTCTTTGCAACCGAGCCTGAATGTCATTCACAAGAACAATGAAGGAACTTTCACCGACACAAGCTTATATATTCAGGTCAAGAAGACCGTTGGCTCAGCCTCAACTATTCTTAGCACCTATGAGGACTTATCGGATGAGGGGTTGACAATAGACTACCAGAACTCTACGGGAACAACAACCTTTGTTGGTATCACGGGGGCTGTGTCTGTAGCATCATCAAACTTTGTTGGTGGAACAAATGGTACATACGGCATACTTAGGCTAAAAGACTCCAGCGGAACAATTATTGACACCGAGCGTATCAATGTTGTGCTGGACGGTGACGATGGTGTGGCATACATTATTGACGCAAGTCCAGAAAGCGTGACGATTCCGACAGATGCAAACAGTGCAACATGGTCAGGCATTATCAAATTCTACAAAAATATTGGCGGTGAGACATCACCGATTGCACTGTTTAGTAGGATATATGTCAGGAAGTTGGATGGAACACGCCGATACGTTGATGGCGGTCATTCGTTTTATGGCTATGGCGATACAAGCAACCCATATACTGTAAGTGTGACAGCCGACGACGATGTTATAGAAGTATATTGCATAGAAGAAGCAAATTCAAACGACTTACTTACGGATTACATTGTCAAGAAGGAGATTGCCATTTACAAGAATGGCGATACGGGTCCAGAAGGTGAAGATGCCGTTGTTTACTATCTGACGAGTGATATTAACAGCATTATCCGCAACCAATATGGCGACTATGTAGGTTCAGCAAGACCAACTATTACTGCTTGGAAAAAAGTAGGCGACAATGATGCCGTTCGGCTGAATGACATTACCACGCCGTCTGTTGCAGAAGGATTCACCATTAACGCCTACGAAATGAATGGTGACACAGTTGCTTATTCTGGTAATACGAGCACTACAGGTATATTGACTTGCGCAGAACCTTATAGTTATGTTGACAGGTTTGAGGTGGAATTGGTAAAAAGTGGCAAGACCTACGTCACCATGTCAATCCCCATTATCACGGAGCAACAGGGGGAAGCAGGCACCGATGGCGTGTTTCCACGCGATTGCGGTTTGTTTGACCCCGACATAGCGACCAACCAGACATACGGATATGCTGGTTACATCTACCGCAAGGTGGGCGATCTTGTTATCCGTGACATGGTACGCTATGAGATTGGCGGTGTGATGTATGGTTTCCAGGTGAAGACCAAATCACAAAGTGCCTTAATTACAGCCGCTCCGACATCTGCAAGTGGCGATAGTAATTGGGAATCCACTGGCATAGTGAGGACAATTATTGCCAATACGATTTTCGGCACGAATGCGAACATCGGTGGCTTCATGGCTTCCAACCAGCGACTTGTCTCATCGAACATTGCTTATAGAATTGTTTACAAGGGAAAATACAGTTCCTCCGTGACTTACGGAACAACTATAGAGTCGAATATTTATGTAAGGCAAATGGTGCTATACAGTGGCTCATATTGGGTCGTTCGCGGCAACGTAGCTTCGTTCCATGGTCAGACACCATCTGAGAACAGTGAATATTGGCGAAAGGCAACCAGCAAAGAACTTGAGATAGAAAAGACCTTAGACAGTTACGTTGATATTCTCTCCTTTACCGTTGATGGCATCCAAAACATAATAGAAATGATTGCTCACGACGATACCACATGGAGCGTTGACAGCGATGGAAGACAGACATTGGGGTTGATAGAGGGGCAGAGGGTTGTTCTTGATCCTATATCGCGTGAGGTTGATATATACGACATAGACGGCACATTATCAATAACCCTGTCTGGTGATATATACAATGGTATAGAATACCTCTTCGGTAACAATTCTGGCTCATTCACGCTCACAAATGCTACGGGTTCTCGTAGTGCATCCAATGGCGGTTCTATGGTTATAAATAATACGACTAATGGGACAGCCGTTGTTGGCAGCCTACAACAAACTCAAGATGGAGTGATAAGTGAGTTTGAGACCACTTCGACCTCAAGAGTGACAATCGTCGGTACATTGCGTGCTAAAGCAGGAAAGACCCCCTACGTTAGTCCTTATGTCAATACAGGGAACAGCTCGGCAAAGCCATACGAATCAGCACCTGTCACTTTTGATGGATATGTTACACATCACGCATATATAGCCATGTATGTGCGTACATATAGTGATGCTGCACATACTATATGTATCTCTAACCGTATGGTTGGGTCAGCCATTTCAAACGGTAACGGCACAGTAACGACATCGGTAAATAGGCAAGTTGATGTTCCAGCAGGCTATCAGCAGATTGTCGTGGTTTACGAGAATACGGTTTACACAACAAATACTACCACAAGTACAGAGACTTATTGGAATGTTACTTCCGCAAGCTATGTTTCCGAAATGTGGCTGTCTCGTCTGTTTGCCAATGGTCTCGCCTACGGCTCATCGCAAAATAACTTTTTTGCATTGCTGAATGTTGCAAGCAAAATTATCATGCAAGCAGTTACAACAGATGGCAGCATGAACAAACATGGCTTTGCTCTTGATGCCGATGGCTTTAAGGTTCAGCGGAAGAATATTACGGGAAAAGTTTTCCCGACTATTTACTACGGCCTTATCAGTTGGACTGCAAAAGAGACATTTAGTATATCCCCATATTATTCGTTTGACGGCAATAGTCCTACATTGTCCCGTGTTGCATCTGGAGCAGATGGACAACTGAAACTTACATTCCCAGCATCGTGGAGTAGTCTGAATCTTGGATTTTCGACGGCCATCATCAATCTCGTCGGCTACAATGATTCTTGCAGAAATGTTCACGTCGTAAGTTTCAACAGTTCGCAAATAACGATAGAAGGCAACGATGATACGACTAACAACTATACAAGTTTCGCAATAGAAATCAAATACATCGGCTAATTATGAAAAAGATTAAATCACTCTCAGAGAAGCGGTTGATTATTCCCGCAAAGCTCAATGGGAAAGACGCAAACTTTCTCATTGACACAGGTGCGACCGTTGCTCTTATATCAGACCGACTCAAGAAGAAGTACGGGCTGATAGTCGGTCGAAGGTTCCCCGGGTCTCTCGTCGGTGCTGGTGGCAGTTTCAGTGCATACTACTGTAACACCCCTGCAACACTTGAAGACAAAACTCTCACGCAGTTTCTCCTTGCAGACATCGACAATGTTGTTGAAAGTATCAAGCGAGAGACGGGTATAGAAATTCACGGTATTATCTCGCTTCCGCAAATGCAGTTTGTCGGGATGCAGATAGACGCAAACGATCACCTCGTAATCTTGGAGTAACATGGCAGTAACACAGGCAGAAGTATTAGAACTATTCCAACAGGTCGCCGCGATAAACAACAGCGACCAGTTGTTGATGATTAAGGCGAACCAGAACGGCAGTGTCAGTGCGGCAAAGATCACGGCAGAACTTTTACGCGCCTACCTCAATCGCGGCTTTGAAGTAACCATCGGTGCGGACGGCTACCTGTATATCGGTGGTGTCAAGACCGATACGGAGGCTGCGTCCGGCATTATGACGGTACAGACAGACACGACCAAGGCCATTGACCCGAATGTGCTGAACGTCTGGGGAGCCGTGTCTTCACTTGCTATCAGTTTCAACGCTGGCGGTGACGGCAGGGTGAACGAGTATATGCTGGAGTTTACCGTTGCGTCCGACAACTTCAATCTTGCGCTACCTTCGAGTGTGCGATGGAGCGAAGAGCCGGAGTGGGTAAACGGCAACACCTACCAAGTAAGCATCGAAAACAACCTCGCACTATATGCGGAATGGGAGGCCGCAAACACATGAGTACATTCCGACGCAGAATAATGATGGCCATGAAGAAAGCCATTGAAGACATCAAAGCATGGTTTCGCAGTGACGGTTGGTTTCGTAGCGAGCCTTGGTAAATAACACAACAACACAAATACAATATACAAGTTTATGGCAAAGAAAGTAACGATTGACCAAGAGATTACAAGTCTCGACCAGCCTTGGGGCGGCACATACGCCGACGGGCGCGAATGGGGCTTGAAGAAAGAAAGGGTCGAAGAGTTCCTGAAAGGGAAACTATCAGCACATGAAGCGAGTATTGCGAGCAAAGTTTCTGGCGTTATCGTGAATAATTCCGAGGTGGCGAAAGACGCAAACGGAAGGGTGAATATCATCGTTCCCACTGTGACAACCGACGTTACAAACACGAGCAATGCCAATGCCGCACAAGCAGGTGCGGTGGCAACAGAAATCAATGCTCTCAAGAGCAACATGCCTTACAGCCATCAGTTGGGCGAGACCAGTCAGGACGGCTCAATGGTGACTTTGGAAACGTACAACGAAGCGGGCGACCACATTGAGCATCTTGACGTGATGATACCCGCCGCACAGGAAATCGGCGAAGTCATACAGCCCGTCATTACCACTGAGCTGCTGACTGCTTCGCGCATCAAGCTTGGCGACAGCATTATCCTACGCTGGGGCTATGACTGCTTGAGGAAGTTCGAAGGTGTAAGCGAGCGTGTGAACTATCCGGCACAGACGGTAGCCATAACTGTGAAGATAGGCAGTACGACCGTCTATTCCGAAACCAATGCGCAGGTAGCCGTAGGCACTATTAACACCTTGACACTTACCTCCGATATTATCAACCAGGCTGGAACTGTCAGCATCAGTGTCGTTGCAACCACTCCCATTGACGAAGACATTAAGACAAGTCGCGGCTCCAAGAGTGTCACTGTTATCACAATGGATCTGGCTACCACTTTCGATCCGTCAAGTCAGTTGGCATTGAGCAACGGATATACCGACGGACAGACAATAGCAATACCATACACTTATACCGTTCCGACTGGAACGACACTCAGAGTATGGGTTGATGGTGTTCTTGATTCCACTGCCAGCATATCCGGCACAGGACGTAATTACGTTTATCTTACTGCAAGCAATCTTTCGTCTGGCAGGCACAACGTGCAGTTGGTAGCCGAAAGTTCCGGCTTGTTGAGTAACGCTGTCAGCGTAGATGTCCTGAAGGCTGGAGGCACATCTGACTACCTTGGAATCCGATTGAAGACCGACATCAGCCAATTGTCAAGTATGCCGCTTCCCTACGCCTACGGGAATACGGCACTGCCATTGTCGGTAGCACAGTTTGAGGAATTAGCCCTTGATATTGCAGCTTGTAACAAGGATGCCTTGACAAGTACGATTATCATAAGCGTTGACGGCGTAACGACACAGACTTTGACGGCAGACAGAACGATGCAAAATGTATCGCAGCGTTTCGACACGGCTGGCAATCACGCAATGGTGATAGCATTGAGCAATGGCAACACAACCGCATACAGGACTTTCGCAGTAACGGTTAATGCTGCTGCTGGCGTAACGGAAAACGAAGCCGTCGGTTATCGGGCAAAACTGACAGCAACAGGACGGAACAATGGCGAAGCCAATCCTGCTGACTGGGGTGGCATTACATCATTCACAGGTGTTGACTGGCGTACCAACGGCTGGAACAGAGGCAGTGACGGCGTAGATACGCTTCTGCTCACCAATGGCGCAATCGCAAACATAGACATCAAGCCATTCATTCTTGACGCAAGCGACGGCGACTATTCTATCCAGAACAGCGGTATGACCCTGGAAATGGAAGTAATGGTCAGTCAGGTCATGGAACGTGGTGCAACAGTTCTGAGCTGTCTCTGTGACAATGACGGCAACGGCTACCCGATGGGTATCAAGATTACGACCGAGGAGGCAGGACTCTATTTCGGCGGTGTGGAGGAAATCACAACTGCTGAAGACCTTGTTGACGAGAACGGCAACTACATAGACTACGAAGGAAACATTGTTGATGAAGACCATGCCGTGAAATTGAAGATTACCCGTCCTCATGGAGTAAGCATGAATATTGCCGTTGACAGATGGGTACACCTCGCTTTTGTCGTACAACCAGTGACAAGCGGCTACGGGCTTGCAATGCTCTTCATCAATGGTGTGTTAAGTCGTGCGAACCGTTACACAGGCTCTTTGAGACAAAACACCCCTGTAGGTATCACCATTGACAGCGACAAAGCCGATGTAAGAATACGCTCTTTGCGCTACTACCGCACACCTCTTGGAGCCGATGAGGTTCTTGGTAACTGGATTATTGACCGACCGACGGCAGCATTGATACAAGCGGCTCACACCAACAATGCCGTCGGCGACTCCAATAATACGGCAGACGCGGATGGCAACATTGCCATCGACCATGATACACTGCGCTCTCGCGGTCGTGGCATTCTAACCATTATCCGCAGCGACGATAGCGGTTACGGACTTACAGACCTTTTCACTTGCACGGATAAAAAGCAAAACTTCAAAGCGGACCTGGTGAAGTGGGAGCCACCACTTGACAGCAATGGCAACCCCATTGGAGAGGGCTTTGAAGCAAGGAATGTACGTGTCAGAATACAAGGCACATCGTCTGTGAAGTACCCGTACAAGAACATACGAATCTACCTCACTACGCAACAAGGGTCGGTGGCAAGAGTTCTTGTCATTGGAGGCGTTGACGTGACAGGCACAGCAAAGGGTTACGCTATGCGAGGAAGCGGCAACAGTATAGAACAAGCCGTTATCTGCGCGAAGACAGACTTTGTGGACTCGTCGTTGGTTATGAACACGGGAGGCGCACACCTCTTCAATGACATCATGCACGCGCTCAACCTTGACACACCACCACAAGCATACGATGCAAGAGTAAGGCAAGCCATTGACGGACTTCCCTGTGATATTTACGCAGGAACTAACGAGAACGGCACTTTGCGATATTGCGGTCAGTTTGTCCTCAACAACGAAAAGTCGAAGTCTGGAAAGATTTTCGGAATGGAAGGCGTGAAGGACAGCAACGGCAATGAAGTTGATTTCCGCAAATACACAGGTGAGGGAGCAAACCGCACGCCTGTCATAGATACGAAGCCATTTGCATTGGAGGCATTGACAAACTCTTCAAGAATGACTTTGTTCCAGTCCGCTGGTTCCGCAAACAGCACGGCATTAGCCAATCAACTCGCCGCAGAGTTTGACGATGGTTTTGAGTTCAATCATCCAGAAGACGCGACATGGGCGACAATCGGCACGGGAGACTATGCGGATTGGGGAGGTGCCCAGACTGCAATAAAACGTCTGTTTGGTTGGATCTATGATTGCGTCCCTGCTACCACACGCGCCAATCCCGATTACGGCACGGCGACGGGTTGGAGTGATACAAGCAAAGCAAAATGGGTATCGAGCAAGTTCAAGTCTGAGGCTTCGCAATACTTCAACATCAACCACTTGTTGACTTATTACCTTTTCACAGACTATTGGGCAAGCGTTGACCAGCGAGCCAAAAACATACTCTGGCGCACATGGGATGGTCTGATATGGTGGGCAACGTACTACGACGGCGACACAGCCATGTCTATCCGTAACGATGCCTTTATGGTCTATCTCTACAACGTCACACGCGACACTTACGACACGGAACGCTCGAAGTATGCCTTTGAGGGTCACAACAGTTGGCTCTGGTGTCTCGTTCTCGCAAACTTTGAGGATGAACTGAAGACATGCGCTGCAAACTTGCGCAATCAGTTGACCACACAAGTCATGCTGCGGGAGTTCAATGAAGTCATGCAGGGCAACTGGAGTGAACGCCAATACAACAAATCTGGCAAACTGAAGTACATTGACACCATTGATTCAATGAACTACGTCTATACTTTGACGGGTAATCGTGAGTTGCACCGCACACAGTTCCTGACCGACCGCGCAAGACTTTTGGATGCAAGATACGGTGCAGGAAACTACAATGGCGACGTTATCACTTTCACCGTTGTGCGCAACGCGGCTGATACGGCTTCACACTTGACATTGAAGAGTGGCGACCTATATTATTTCGGCTACAAACTTAACGGAATATGGTTGCAGGGACCGTCAAGGGCTGCGGCAGGTGAAAGTTTAACTTTGGACTTCACAGACACGCTTGCGACCAACGACCCGTTGATGCTTGGCGGCGCAAGTTGTATCAGCGAACTTGACTTGACAGAAATGGGCAGTCAGTTGAATGGTACGGTAGGACTTTCGCTTTGTACGATGTTGTCAAAACTCATCATGCCAGCGACGAGAGGCGTAGCCAATGCACCTCTGACGCTTGGTGACACAGCAAAGTTGGAGTATGTTGACATTACAGGGCAGACGGCTGTAAACACAGGCACAACAGGCGTTTTTGACCTGTCAAAGCACACCCGTCTTACCACATTCCTTGCTGGCGGTACAAGTTTGACGAGCGTGAAACTGCCAGAGGGTTCACCTCTCTCAACTGTGGTCATGCCCTCAACTCTGCAAACTCTCTCGCTACGTTATTTGCCAAAGCTGACTCATAGCGGATTGGTACTGCAAGGCACGTCTAACATCACGGCATTAAACTTTGCCGAATGTCCGAACCTGTCTTGGCAAACTATCCTCACGATGTGTCCGAACATTGATCATGTCCGCATCGAAGGCATGAGCGGAAGAGTTCGCTCTTCAATGCTGCGACCCTTCATGTCAGGCTATCGAGGTTTGACGGCAAGCGGCACCGAGCAAACTTATCCCGCACTCATCGGCAAGGTACAGTTGATAGATGTCGTTGACGATTTTGACACCATGCGGAGCTTCTTTGCATTGTGCGGTCTCGAGCTGGAAGAGGCACAGTATTCTGAATACATCTTCAGCGACGAAGAGACAGACCCTGCAAACATCACCAACGAGGATAACCAGACTGGCTATGACTATCGTGTTTCTGGGCAAGAGTACAATGTTTCCAATCCCAATGGCTATCAGCGTAGCGGTCATGTAAAAACTATCCACGACAAATGTAAGCCAGTCATGGGCATGGTAAAGAACACGACCGTTGACGGCGTAACGAAGCGTCTTATGACACTTACGCCATTGTCGAAAGATTCCTATACATTGTTTGAGGATGGCACAAGTGCTGTCAATGCTATCACAGACAATGACGGCTTAGGACAGGATGCGTTTCTCTATGTGCCAAAGTATTACTACAAGGGTGTAAACAACTACCTTTTGGCAAGGAAACATTTGTTCCTTTCAGGGCTTACTACGATGCCGTCCTCATCTTCCACGAAACAAGAACTTATTGCCCTTTCGGAACTTGAAAAGTTTGAAGGCGTTTGTCTTGACATATCTGGCGACTGGCTTGACATTGTTGGCAGTGGCGCAATAGCCGTTGGCGACAATGTAGAAGATTGGATGGGTACTGCTTCCGCTTACACAACTTATCGTGTTGCGGTAAGCGGGTACAGACAAGTACGCTTCCCAGGACTCAAGCATAATTATGCCGGATTTGCTTTCACAGACGCAAACGGACATGTAATCACTTCTCAGCACTTCTCAATGGTTGATGTCGTCGGCAATCCCGCAGACTTTGACAATGAAATAGGCGATTACATCTTCTGCAACATTCCTGATGGTGCGGTATATCTCTATTTCAGCATAATGGTTGTTGCAGAAACGCTTTTCAACAACGGAAACGCTTTCGGTGCCATTCCTGTTGTGACGAATAATGAGATTACGGGTTACGCTGCCGTGCTTCTTACAGATTCTTCTGAGACAGAAGCCATTGAGCCATATTGGGTTGAGCACAAGCCAGAACTCATCGGTATCTACCAAGGTTATGCCGCAGGTATTACTACAGGAGGCACGCCCACAAGCGGACTGCGTTCTATCAGCGGTAAGGTTGTATCAAGAGGTAACGGAACGGCAACCATCAAGGAATGGACGTATGATGAGGATGGCAATCCAACAGCATATCCAAGCGGTTCAATCAATTGTACGGCACAGGACTTCTACAACCTTGCCCGTATCAGAACAGAACAGACAAAGGTTGATAATGGATGTTACTTCACCGTGCCATACGAGACCTCCAAGGATATGGCAAACCTGCTGATGGCATGGTTCGGTACTCGCGACATTGAAACAATCGTCGGACGCGGTAGCAGCGCAGGTGAGACAACGGGTATTCGTAACAGCATAGGTATGGGCGACTCTGCATATAACGCATCGAATCAGCATAACAAGATGTGGGGTCTGGAGTGCTGGACTGCATCAACGTATGAATGGATGGATAACGGCTGTCTCAATGCTCCTTCTTTCAAGGCATTCCTTAAAGCGCACCGAATTGAGAATAGTTCATGGCCGGTAGATTACGCCTACAATATCCTGCAACAAGACGGACAGGAAAGACGTGTCAAGGCAGCAACTACCAATCAGGCAACGAATGTCGCCCGCGTCCGTTTCGGTCGCTACTGTGATATAGTCGTGTCTTCCTATGCTGGTGATAGTGTCTATGGCACTTGTTACGCTTGTTATCAGTCAACAAATAGTGGTCGCGGCCGTGTTCTCGGTCGCTCGAACTACAATGCGTACGCGAGCGCGGGGGTCGCTTTCTCGGGCGCGAATTACGCCTCCTCGTACTCGTACGCGCTCTGCGGCGGTCGGCTCTGCTTCTTCGGCGAAATAGCCAACGAAGAAATTGTACTCTGAACAACGTAGAGCGGAGGCGGCTGAAAAGCCGTCTCTACTCCCCGTGTAACGATAAACGCCAAGCGCAATGAAGAAAACGTAAGGCGTAAAAGGTAGAAAATCCCATCGGCCGTGTTCTCGGTCGCTCGAACAACAATGCGAACGCGAACGCGGGGGTCGCTTACTCGAACACGAATAACGCCTCCTCGAACTCGAACACGAACAACGGCGGTCGGCTCTGCTAAATCGAAACTCTGCTTCTGGAATACTGCTCACGGGTTGGGCGACATTCAGGAGATAATCGTTGGAACGGCGAACACTCACGGGATGGGTGATGGCAGTCAGCGAGGGATTTGAGCCTCGGCAACAGCAATCGAATGATTGGAAAGCCGGAAAATCAAAGGGTGTGGTCGATGATGGTCAAGTAGGATCAGCAATGATGTCGAAAGCCCTATGACCACATAAAACGAAGAAGAAAACAGATTCAAGACAAATGTCAAAAAGATATGGTTATCTGATACAGAAAATAGTCGAGCGTCCTAATATGGATAGGGCGTTTGATGAAGTCGTAGATCAACTAAAGGAGCCAAGACGAACCTGTTATAGAAAAAATAGGGACGAAATAATTGAAAGGCTTACTGAAAGGATCTCCGACGGAAGTTTCCGTGTCACGCATTATCGGGAAATGTGGGTAACGGATGGCCCCAAGGTGCGAAAAGTGCAGAGTCCATGCGTTGAACACAGAATTGGCTGTAATGCTATTATGCGTATAGTGGAAGATGTGTTGTACCCGGGTGTCATAAAGACATCTGCCGCAAGCATTCCTGGGCGTGGTATGCACAGGCTGTTTGTAAAGATGCGTAGTGACATAGAAAATGATAGAGAGGGTACAGCCTTCTTCTACAAATGCGACATAAGGAAATTCTTTGAAAGTATTGACCCAAACCTCATGTGGGATTGTGTCAAGAGCAAAATCAAAGACCCGATACTTTTGCCGATACTTCACAACTTTGTGACATTGATGGAGAAAGGACTTTCCATCGGGCTCCGTTCGTCACAATGCTATGGTAATATCTTCCTTAGTGGCATTGACCACTTCTTCAAAGATTTCCTTGGTGTGAAGTATTACTATCGCTACTGCGACGATATTGTTATCCTCGGCTCTAACAAGCGCAAGCTATGGTTGCTTCGTGATTTGATGCACGAACAGGCAGGTCTTATAAAACTTGAGATAAAGCCGAATGAATGTGTCAGACCTATCAGCGATGGTATAGACTTTCTTGGATTTGTTTACGATGGAAAGAAAGGTCTGTTACGGAAACGTACCAAACAGAAAGCCGCCAGAAAACTTCACAAGATCAAGAGCCGCAAGCGTAGGCAGGAAATCATCGGAAGTCTTAAAGGAATGGCTAAATGGGGCGATTGCAAACATTTATACAAAACATTAACTGGAAAGAATATGGAATCATTCAGTGACTTAATGAAAAAGAAACAAAGTGTAGGCGTTGACTACACGGGTAAGGACGGCAAAAGGATTCTCAAAGGCAACCTTGAGAACTTGCGTACTTTGGTGAATATCCACATCACCATTATTGACTTTGAGGCAGACGTTCCGACAAAGAATGGACCACGATATGTAGTCCAGTTCAAGAAAGATGATGGAACTCTTTGCAAGTACATGACCAATGACAGCGAGCAGAAGTTCTGGCTGGAAGAATTGAAGAAGGATGGCAACATTCCTTTCGGCTGTACCATCACGCCGCAATACTATGGTCAGGGGAAAGTTAGGTATATGTTCACTTAAAAAGCATACGACTATGGAAAAAGTTTATGGAGCAACCGAGAGGCACGACACTCTCATTATTCATGGAACTGGCAGGTGCGTACTCATCTATGGCTTTGGCGATGAGGACGGAATGGGGTTCGACTACAGACACACCTTCGACCACACACCTACATCTTCAGAAGTGCTTGATGTCATTACAACACATGTGAACGGATTGACAGACAAGAAGATTCTTTCTGGCTTTGTCTGGAATGAAAGAAATGTATGGCTCTCGACCGAAAACCAATTCAACTTCAAGGCTGCTTACGATGTGGCAGTACAAACAGGTGGTATGACGCTCCCGATCAAGTTCAAACTTGGTGAAACAGACGGAATGCCAAACTACTATGTGTTTGAAGATATGGCTACTTTCACTGATTTCTATACAAAGGCACTCGCCTATATTATAGAAATTCTCAACACAGGCTGGGTTGAGAAAGATGCCGCAAAAGAGTGGGTACAGACATTAGGACTGAAAAACGACGTGTTATGAATACTCTTGTAGTTATATCAATGATAGCCATTACTGCATACGTTGTGGTCATGGTGATAAAAGAAAAGGAAATACCCGAAAGTATTTCTTCAACGGTTTTCAATCTCAAGAAGAAAGCAGCCTGGGTGTTTTCCGCTGTGATGTGGTTGGTAGGATTTCTTCTTATGCCACCTCTGATGGAAAAGGTGTCGGATTCGACACGTTTCATTGCATTCTTTATGGTTGCAGGAATACTTTTCGTCGGAGCATCGCCCTTGGTGGCAAAGGAGAAAAACATCATCCATTATGTGTGCGCAGCCGTATCAGGTATTGCATCGCAGTTGCTGGTCGCCCTTAACCAGCCCATGTTTCTGCTGCTGTGGTTCCCGTATATCGGCTATACTCTGGTGGCGAAAGATGGCAGCAGGAACTTCTTCTGGGTGGAAGTCACCTGTATGCTGACCGTCTTTGCTTATTGTTTAACGTAAAAAAGGAATTGGAAGCATGAAATTAGACAACACTATCACACAAACAACTTCTGGTCTCTTTACTCCTATTGCCGTCGGTTTCATTCAGAATAGTATTCAGATGATGATTCCTTGGCTTATAGTCATGTTTGTTGTAATCATCACAGACCTCATATCAGGTATAAGGAAGTCCATAAAGCTCGAAGTAGAAGTTTCTCCATCTACCGCCTTTAGGGAAACTATGGGAAAGATGGTGACGTACTTCAGTTGGGTTATCATGGTCTGCCTTGTAGATGTTGCGATGGGCGGCAATGCCACTGCTGCAAAATGGGGGTGCTTACTCGTCATAGCGATTGAGGGTGGCAGCATAGTGAGCAACATTCTCAAACCATACGGTGTTGAGATTTCTCTGAAGGGTATTTTGCGCGTAATCTTCATGCGCTCACCTCTGAATGCGTCGCAGGAAGAGGCTGAGCAGGTCATTCGTGACAAGAAGATAGAGCAAATTCGCAAGAAAGAACATGATAAGTGGAACCACAAAAAAAAGAAAGAGCATGATACTGAAAAAAGGAAGTAGAGGCGATGAGGTCAGGGCTTTGCAGAAAGCCCTGCACCTCTATGAAGACGGTATCTTTGGTGTTCTCACAGAGGAAGCCGTCAAAGAGTACCAAAAAACTCATGGGCTTGTAGCCGACGGAATAGTTGGCGATAAGACATGGGCAAAACTTTTCCCGTCTGGAAACCCTGTTGACACGCTGAAAAAGAGCAAGCGCGTTATCAATGAGATTATCGTCCATTGTACTGCTACTCCAGAGGGGGAGGATATGACTGTTGAGCAGATTACGGCAAGCCACAAGAAACGTGGCTTTACCACTATCGGCTATCATTACGTCGTTTATCGTGACGGGTCAATCCACAAAGGTAGGAATGTAGATGTAAGTGGAGCTCATTGCACAGGTCACAACACTCATTCCATCGGTGTTTGTTACGTTGGCGGTCTGGAGAATATCCCGGGTGTCGCATACGACAAACTTCCGATAAAGGACACGCGCACGGCAAAGCAGGAAACGGCTCTTCTGAAACTCTTGAAAGACTTGAAGGCTCTATATCCGAAAGCAAAGATTATCGGACATCGTGATACTTCGCCGGATAGAAACGGTAATGGTATCATTGAGCCTTTTGAGTGGATCAAGGGTTGCCCTTGCTTTGATGCGAAGACGGAATACAAAAATATCTGAACTATGGAGAAGAAAATCTTATCGTACATCGTTTTCTCCCTGCTGTTGTTACTTGGTGTTTCATTATTTTGGAACTACAAACAATACAGAGATTTGAATGAACAGCCAGAAATTGTTCGGGACAGCGTAACCGTTATTAGGTACATCGAGAAGAAAGATTCTATGCCTGCGGCAAAAGCGGAAAACGTTATCGGTAGCGTAAAAGTACCGATACCGAAGAAAAAGAAAGAAGATGATACGGAACTTTCCCTCTCAGTGCCCGATACATTCCCAAGTCTTTCCCAACCCGTACCAACCGCAGAAGTGGAAGATAGCCTGGAATTGGAGATTACGCAGAAAGTCTATTCTGATAGTACATACACGGCTTATGTAAGTGGTTATAGCCCAAATTTGGATAGCATCTTTGTAAGGCAGAAGGTTATTACAAATACTATTCACGAAAAAGAAACTATTGAAGTAAAGAAGTTCAGACGATGGAACTTAGGTTTAATAGGAGGTTATGGATATGGCTTTCAGTCCAAAACTTTTGAACCTTTCATTGGTGTAGGAGTTACTTGGAATATCTTCAAATAGTTTATCTTCACAGAAAATCCACTGATAGCGTAATTGTTTGGCTATCAGTGGATTTTTATTTGCATAGGAAATCAGGGGAAATGTTGGGGGAATTTCCTCTAAAAAGTCTTGACTTCTTCGTCGAGGAATGCAAAGAACTGACCCCAAAGTTTTGCGAAACGCTTTCCGCACTCCGTGGCCAACTCATCTGTTTTGAAGCAGAGCCGACCGCCGTAGTACGCGTGCGAGTGCGAGGAGGCGGCGCCCGTGCCCGAGTACGAGGAGGCGTCATGCGCGCTCGAGTAAGCGACCCCCGCGAGCGCGCTCGCATTGCTGCCCGAGCGACCGAGAACACGGCTTCTGTCTTCTTCATCCATTCTATCAATCTCTTCCTGTGTGTAGAGCAAGAACCAAGGATAGTAACGATATTCATTCGTGGTGAACCTTGGGTACTGGTCAAGTTCGTCTTTCTTCAGTTCGTTGTATGCAGCACAAACGACACGCAGTTTGAGAAATGCCTGTACGTCAAGAGGCAGTTCGTCAATGTTGTCCGGCAGTGCGATTTCCGTATAGGCTACTGCATCCTCAACTGTTTCAATTCTTTCCCAGATGGGAATGTTTGTGTCGAAAAGGTCTTTGTTTGTGGCTTGAACCGTTCCACCGAGACCAGTGACCAACTCTGTTAGTTTTTCCGCTAACTTCTCAACCTGACTATCAGGAAGACTGATTGTTAATTGTTTCATTGTCTTTTCGATTAAAATGTTACTTGAATATGTTATAGTCTGCATTTACGTAGTTTCTGGAAGTCCAGTAGTCGGAACAATCGAATGATATACTATTCCGTACAGATTCTTTCCAGTAAACTTTTGCGTTAGATTGTTTGACCAACATAAGACCTTCCACCTGTCCGATGAAAAACGCAAGTTTCTCGCGGTCGTAGTAGTCGGCTTTCACACCAGAACGAAGACCAATGCGGTATAGGTCACAGAAGTCAATGGTCTGTTCCATCATCTTCAGCGAACTATCAAAGTCAATGATTGGCTCAATGCTTGCAAAGGTCTTCACTCCTTGCTCATGCAGGTATTTCATTGCCGATATTCTTGCAGCGTTAGTGTCAGCATTTGGCTCCATTTCGTCGTGACCCGTGAGGGTGAATCCGACACAGAGAAGCCCACATCTTGCGCCGAACTCTACCAAATCCAGCAAATACGACCTATCATAAGCCCATCGTGCCATTTTCGTTAGTATGGTAACAGGAATATCATAAACCATAGCCTTCAAAGCACATTCCCGTGTAAGACTGAACGTTTCTGGAAGGCACGGGTCAGTGATAAACGAGAAGAATACGCCGCCATCGGCAATCAGTTCGTCACGACGTGCGATAAGTTCTTTCTCAAACTTTTTCAACACATCATCATCAGACTTGAAACATGATCGCAGTTCTGGTGTACCTGTTCCAAGTTCTTTACTCAACACACCACGATTGAGGTAGCAGTAGGTACAGCCGTTTGAACAACGCTTGTATGCGCTGAAACTATGTCTGGCATATTCCGCAGCTGCTCCGCGAGGTGATTTGATTACATTTGTCGTTGCCATAATGTCACTTTCTGAATTTATTGAAGATGTCAAAGAAATCGCTTGGAGGCATCCTGGACTCATTGGTAAGGACGGAAACACGCCTTATGATACCTTTTATTCGGTCGTTGGTCGTTACAGCCCTTGACATCATCTGGTCAATGAGGTGGTCTTCACCATTGACGGTAGCAAGAAGTTTCTTATTCTTCCTGTCGTAAATGACGCAGAATGAAGCCAAATCTTGATTCTCTCCAAGTTCTTTCTTTATGTATTCCAGTTCTGTCATGCTTTCCAATCTTTGTTGAGGTATTTCATCATTGCGTCTGCAAGTTCAAATGAACGCTTTGCAATTCTGTCATTTGCCATTCCACCACGCAACAACAATGACTGCATGGCAGCTTTGGCAAACTCTTTCCTGTCAGAGTTACACCCGTCGGCGATGATTTCCACCTCACCGATTGGATATTCCAGTTCGTCCGTGTCTGGTGTGTCTGGACGATGCACCGCAACGAGAGAGTTGGGTGCAAAGTCCATGATTTCACCAGTGGCAATAATGCGTACTTTAGCCATGACTCTTAACGATTTGAACGATGTTTCTCAACAAGACCAACAAAGTCTTTTGTGGTCACTGCGTTTTCTGCTTCATCGTCCGGCACACAGATATTGAACTCCTTTTCAATTTCCATTACCAGTTCGACACGATCGAGAGAGTCCAGACCAAGTTCTTCGACATTCGTCTGTTCCTTGACATCGGAGCTTTCGCAGTCTGCCTTTTCTGCGATAATCTCTTTCACTTTTGCTTCAATTTGTTCTTTTTCCATCTTTCAGAAGTTTATAAGTTTGAATTGTTCGTTACTTAGTTCAGGGCTGTATGAACCGTATATCTTATCAAAGTACAGAGACTGGAACATGAGGAATCTTTTTGTCGTTTCTCTTGTGAAATCAGATCTTCTGTCAAGAAAAGGAATGCAGTCCATGTTGGCACAGTCGAGGTGTGTCACAACGCCATTGAGAGAAAGATTGTATTCTCGTTTGAGATTGTCGATATGGTGTCTATCTATTACACGCCGCAATAGATTCTCGTCGAACACTCCATATTTGAACACGCCTTGGAAACCATCGTTACGGTTCGTCGGTTCATCCAATGTGAAGTATTCTCTAACAACATCTTCACGAAAAGGATTGTAGCCGTTGCCGTGGCGAGTGAGGTATATTCGCATCACCATGAAGACTTCAGCATCCTTCAAGTATATTTCTGGTACTCCATTCAAACCCACCTTAGTCGGTGTGCAATTCGGCATGAAGCCGCACTCCATATCAAGCAGAAGACCTTGCGAACCTTCGAATATGAAAATCGTACATTCGTCAAAGTCATAATCAAATTTAATTGTTGCGAAGTCGCGTAGCCACTGACAGCAAGCGATAAACTTTTCTTCCCATTCGTTCATGGTCTCGCATCCG